GATAATGCACCAATCGTGAAGCAGGTGAGCCAGTCAATCCTGGACGCCATCATGTACGAAAGGTCAACGGACACGGCCATCACCAAGGCCAGGGAATGCGTTCGACGGGTGTTACAAGGAGAAGAACCAATTGAATCATTCGTCGTGAGCAAAACGCTGCGGGGATCGTATGCCAATCCCAATTCCCAGCCACACGTACTCGTTGCCCGCAAGATCCAAGAACGAACGGGAAAAGTCATCCAAAGCGGTGTCAGAGTCCCCTACGTCTTCGTCATAGACAACAACATTGATCAACTCATCAGTCAACGGGCAGAGGACCCGGACTACGTTGTCGAACACAACATCCCTCTGGACTTTGTGTACTACATCGATAACCAGCTGACAAGCCCCATCAACGCCCTTCTCGAACTGCTCGTCAAAAATCCCATGCTGCAGATCCTCGGTCACAAGGATGTTGCTCCACTTCTGGAGAAAACGCGCCAAACACGAGGTGATCAGATCAAAATGACGAAACGAATCAAGCTGAACCAGAAGAATAAGCAATATGAGATCACCCAGTTTTTTAAGCAGTAAATAAAAATGTAATAGTAAATACAATGGCGACAAAGACCACCATCACTGAACTCAAAAAGCATCTGTTGGAAAGCAAAACCAAGGGGAACACCAATAGTGACCACATCATTCAGAAGATTGACAACATCCTCAGCAACAACAGTAGAGCGAAGAAGTATGACTCATATCAGTTGCTAACACTGCGTCACGTTATGGAAATGGAGCAAATGAAACGTCATAGGACCAGTGTGATGCGTAATCCCGAATTCCAGGAGTTTATCAAAAACCAAGGTATCAAGATCAACAAGAACACGCCCAAATTTAACGTGGATGACGCGATCATGGACTTTTTTGATGCTAAAGCTGAGACTGCAGGTAACTATTCAGGTTTGTCCGAAAAAAACCATTTGCTTTATCACCACTTACGACTCGACGGATTTGATGCAACGATGGATGACCTGGGCAAGCAGGAAACGATTGCTATGCGACGCAAAACAAAACAGAACAAAGTACCAGAATACAACAGGCTTAACGCCTACAACATGGCTCTTAGGGCAGCGACGGCTAACAACAACAACAACAACAACAAGAACAAGAACAAGAACAGTGCGGCCATCAGCGTGAGGCATGATGAGCAAGCAATGCTGGATATGCAGTATGGAAGAGAAAGGCACATCAATGCTCTGAGCTATAATCTCGAAAAGAAGCTCGAGAGATTGGCACTAGAGAAAAAGAAGACAACAAACAGTACCGAAAAGGCAAAAGTAGGTCAGAAATACCTGAACACAATGGCTCAGCTCATGAACTTACGCCAACTTAATAATACTAACAACAGTCACCACGAAGAAGACGGGTTTTTAGAACATAATAATAATTCGAGAAGGCTGGCCTCGTTGGTGAAGGCTGCCGGGTCTGCTCCTGAAATTGGTTTGAACAAGAGGGAAAAAGCGCTGTATAACACACAGGAGAGAATTAAGGGTGCTTTTGAGCAGATAAAAGAGATATTAGACACATACAAGGGCAACGAAAACCATTTCAACGTCGAACAGTACAGGAACCAAGCGAATGAAAAAGAGTACGTCCAGGGACTATATACCGATATCAGAGACTTCGAGATGTTCAAATACCACAACACAGACCTCCAGCAGCATCTGTACAATTTGTACATTAAATACAAGAACGCAATCCCAGCAAACAAGAACAAACGCGTAATGATCCAGGCTCACGTACAGTTGGACCGATATCGCGCTGCTGCCGAACAGATACTGAGTGAGGTGGATTTGACGATTCAATCAGTGAAAAGAGATTTTAACGATATCATCAAAAACAAGTCAAAGATGATAAAGATGATAGAAGCGGACGAGCAAGAATTACAGCGTTTGGAAGATGAGAAACGTGCAATCGATAAAAAGCATGCACAGACGCTGAAAAACTTCTTACAGAACGAAAAGATCGTAAAGTACAAAGTGGGGCACAAGCGAGATCTCTTTATTGATACCATACGCGCGAGGATGGAGGAGAAGGGGCAAGTACCTTCTCAGAAAGAGATCAACGAGCAAGTCAAAAAAGCACGTGCTGAAGTGGCTGCGTTACAGAAAAAGCATAAGGTCAAAAACAGCAAGATCCCCAGGCTTCTTGCTATGTACATACACCGTCCAATTAGGGACATTGACAATACGATTTATATGCCCGCGGAGAAAAAGCATAAACTGAGGGAACCCCTCGTACTCTGATCAACAGTTTTTTATGTATGTTTACATGTAATGGGAGGAACATTCATGATGATTGATGGCAGGCTGGTCTGGAAGAACGGAGAGAAACTGGTATCGAAGAATGGAGAGAACGTTGTTTCAAGGGCAAAGTCTCCAGCACCGGCTAAGAAGACCAAGAAGACAACCACACCACCGGTAAGTCAGCCTAGTGAGTTGGTCAGTTCACCCAGTGGCTCAGCGGGAAGAAGGTTGAGGTTGATTGAGAACTACAACAGCAACAACGACAACGACAACTACACTCCTAATGCCAACAAATACAACTATTCACGCAACAATAAGAATTACAAACGCATGATGAAAAACAACAACAACAGCAATAACAACAACGACGTCAACTTCATTGCCATCGAAAAGAAGCCTCAGCGTTGCGAACAGCAGGGCAAAGTCCTGAATCCTGCGTCTGGGCGATGCGTTAATCCACCAAAACCCAAAGCCACCAAGAAGGCAAAAGCAACGTGCCCGGAGAAACCCTGCGCGAAGGGACAAGTGTGCAACCCTTCAACCGGACGCTGTGTCAAGGCTACCAGTCAACTCGGGAAACGACTGCTAAAACAAACAACACCAACATCGAGGGGGAACTCTGAACTGGAAAACGAGAGCAACAACAGCATCATCAACAACTTTGGTATGCGCCCACCTTCTTCTTCTCCTTCTCAGATAAGTGAACCTATTGTCAACCCAACGTGCCCGGAGAAACCCTGCGCGAAGGGACAAGTGTGCAACCCTTCAACCGGACGATGTGTCAAGGCTACCGGCCAACTCGGGAAACGACTTCTAAAACAAACAACACCATCGGCTGTATCTGGGGCTCAAAATCTGCTTTTCTTGTCATCATTCAAGAACAATACAAGCAACAACAACACAAGCAACAACAATATGGCAACATCAGCACACCGCAGGAAGAGGGTCCAAAATATGACCAATCAGGAGAAGACTCAGCGTTGCAAACAGCAAGGCAAGGTCCTGAATCCTACGTCTGGGCGATGCGTTAATCCACCAAAGCCCAAAGCCACCAAGAAGGCAAAAGCAACGTGCCCGGAGAAACCCTGCGCGAAGGGACAAGTGTGCAACCCTTCAACCGGACGCTGTGTCAAGGCTACCAGTCAACTCGGGAAACGACTGCTAAAACAAACAACACCAACATTGAGCAACTCGGGGGGGAACTCTGAACTGGAAAACAAGAGCAACAACAGCATCAGCCTCAGCATCAGCCTCAGCAACAGCAACAGCAACAGCAACAGCAACAGCATTGGAATGCCTTCTTCAATCACTTCTTCTTCTTCTCTGTTGATAAGTGATTGGAACTCACCCTCCAGCAGCACAACCTCCATTGTCAACCTTACCAACAATTCCACCGCCAACAGCCAGAGTGTTGGGAGACCACACATCGCATCGGATGGTCTGATCACCAAATTCGGCAAGTTTAACCTCAGGGAACACCAAGTCGACGCGTGTAAGGTCATGCTTGCCAGACCCGAGAAAGAGGGACTCCTGTTGTACTACGACATGGGCAGCGGGAAAACGTTGACGGCCTTGGCTGTGGGTGTGAATCTCATACACGCAGGACAAATCGACAAGGTTGTATGCGCAGTACCCAAGGCAGTTGTTGGTCAGTTCAAGGAGCAATTGAAACAGATGGAATTGGCTCTAAATGTTGCGTCTAAGTTTTCATTCACAACACACGACTCCGTTGGTAAGTCTAATATCACCTCAAAAACATTGCTTGTGATCGACGAGGTGCACCTGTTCCGGAGCGGAGAGGGGCCACAATTCGTAGCAGCCATGGAAGCAACAAACTCTGCGAACAAAGTGTTGGCCATGACGGGAACGCCGTTGGTGAATGCTCCTTCGGATATTGCTGCAGTGATTGCCTTAATCAATCTGAAAAAGACATTCCGTATGGTCACGCATCGTATTCGGGAAATGAATGAGAACCAACTACCACCACAATATACGAGCGATCCGGTCGGATATGTGAGACGGGCGTTGCTGAGAATGCCAAAGAACTCCAACTTGGGCGGTCCGGAAGTGGCTGCACTCAATAAAGCCTTTGCCAGTAACTTTTTGCTGGCAGGCGGCATCAACCCCGAAAAAGAAGACATCCTTAAACAGTATCTCAAGTGCACATTGTTGTATTACGCGCCGGATAAAAGTAACGCAGCGTACCTCGATTTGTATCCATCCACAGAAACAAGGGTGGTCAGAGTCCCAATGACGTACGCACAAACACAGAAGTATCTTAAGGTTGTAGGTAAACAAGAAATCAACCCGGCTACCGGTTTACCCATCAGAGAAGCTTACAAGAGTGAGACAAGACGTCTTGGCACATATATGTATCCCGACGGTGCGTTGCCAGGAAAGACCCTGCCCGGGTTCTTGCGACAGCAGAAGGAAAGAAAAATTCGTCTGCACAATATACACGTCCCGGAGACACAACATAGCCCCAAACTGGATGTACTTATGAAGATGACACAGCAGTACACAAACAAGGGACAAAAGGTTGTCATCTACTCGGTTTGGACCTCGGAAGTCCTCACCCTCCTCCGTAGTATGCTGCGCCGTGCGGGGATCACATTCAGGACCATTGATGGGACCGGGTCTGCTGCGGCGAGAGAAGACGCCAAAGCAAAATACAACAACGACGAGATCCAGGTCTTGCTGTTGTCCAAGGCTGCAGGGACTGGACTGGATCTCAAAAATACGAGTGCCGTGATGATTGTTGAGCCGGATTGGAATGAGGCAGCCATTCAACAGGCCATCGCCAGAGCCGTCCGGGCAGGCTCACACGACGGGGTGAATGTCCCACGCCATGTGGATATCTACAGGTTCGTGGCGGTGTATAATCCAAACGTCACGATTCCAAGTGGAAGAGCAAGTATGACCGCCGACGAACATTTGTACACGCTGTCCAAGGAGAAAATGAGGCATAATACGGAGATGATGAAGATCATGCAACAGGTGAGCAATGACACAGTACGATGCGGTGGGAACAGTCCGTAAGACAAACACTATCTGATATTACATCCAACTCGTTTCTCGGTATACTGATACGCATATCCCGGGAAACGAGTAATCATCTACACTGTCTCTGAAAGACCACGGCGTGGGGCTTTAGACGGTATATATCCTGGATCCTTGCCATTTTACCACATGCCTGGCCACCGGCGGCGTATCGATGCCATGCCTGATCTCCTCTGACCACCACGGAATCCGCCGTTGCCATGGCAAATAGCGAATAGTCCACGTGGCCGAACACCATCTCGGATGTAACGCTCGTTCCCGGTTGGAGAAGACACATAAGCATGAGCGGGGCTCGTCGCACAGTGGTGACGTTCCCCATAACCTCGCGAATGGCCTGCGGCAGCGTCTCCTGTTTGGTTTGCCTTGCATCCACAACAAACGGGTGCGTGATCCCCAGGCCAGGATGGTCAAGCTGCATCCCGAACAACTCTCGGATGTAGCTGGATTCGTGATTCCAGGCGTCTTTGTGACAGGTATCCTGCACATCGTCTACAGGTCTTTCCATCATAGGTGACTTTTTGCTCAGTGCCTCATGCATCACCAACAGGCTGCCATATGCCAGGGCTCCGGGATCGTCGGTGGATTTCTTACACTTCTCCAGCGCCAGTCGCAACTTGTCTACGTGGTCCGCTCGCGACGGTCCGTCCGACGGTGGCAAAGAAGCCAGCGAGATGTACTCACGAAGCACGGAACACGCATTCTTTCTGACGGCATACTGGTCTTTGGCCACGTGCTCCGTTTTGAGGTACGCAAGCAGGGCCGGAATGTAGAGCAGAAGCAAGGTCAACATGGAAATCCCATGAAAGTGTGTTTTTTTAAGCCTATAGTCGTTTTTTATAATCTGATGAATAACTATTAATGAATATAACGTTTATTGGATCGGGGAGGTACTCTGACGTCTTCCGAATCCAAGACGGGCGACATACAGTGATCATGAAACTGTCGTACTATAGAGACAACACCATGGCCGAATTTGCCAAGGAGTTACGTGCTGGTCACGCAGACACCGCCAAACACGTCAAAAATAGAGACTCGATCATGGTCAGCAATGCGTTTTCGAGCATGACAAACGCACTGGTCAACGGCTACAAATCGCCCCACTTTGTATACATCTACTGCAGCTCCGACTGTCAAAACATGCCACAGAAGCTCGCACCACTCATCCCGTCTCGAATGAAAACATCGACGTCAACACAGCTCAAATACAACAACATCTGCTTCATGGAGCAATTCTCTAGCGATATGACCAAATGGCTTCGGGGAAGATCGAAAACCCTCACAGATACCAACGTCTGTCAGGCCATCTTCGGGGTGCTCTACACGCTCGCACTCCTCCAGCACAAGTACCCGGGGTTTCGACACAATGACCTGTCAACAAACAACGTTCTTGTCAAACGAACCACAAAGCCACAAACCATCGGGTACGCCATCAACGGGTCAAAGTTCCTGGTGACGACTCCAACCATCGTTGCCCTCTCTGATTACGACTTTACACATGTCCCAAACCATAAATCTCTACAAAACGAACGGGTCGTCTCGGGAAAGTACAAGGTGACTCAGACACCCAACCCAACCTATGACACACACTTTTTCCTCAAAACCGTCCTTCGAAACATGCAAGGCAAGACCAAACAGCTTCCCAAAACGATATCCTTCCTCAAATCACTGCCATTCAAAAGCGATGATCGACTCGATCTTCAAAGGGTTCCCGGGATGGAGCCTCACGTGCTGATCAAGCATGCCTACTTCAAGCCCCTGCAAGTTCGACAATTCCCCCAATCCGTTGACGTGTACTCTGCCTCCTAGACAACGGGAAGATCGCAAACGAACGACAAACAAGCAGCAATAAGATCGCAAGATGTGTCTGTGATCTCATTGCCGTGTCGTCAACAAAGTACCAACCTCGTGGATCTGAATGTTCTCATCAATGTTCTTCAACGTGTTCCGGTACGTGAGCATATCGTTTGCCGTGGTTTTGTCGTGACGAACGTGGTGGAATTTCCACGTGTTGCCGTGATACGAACACTCGATGATGCTCCCTGGTGGAATATCGATTTTCATCTCAGCAACACAGACGTGCTCCTTCCCACCCTGGTCATACACATGCAAACCGTCTTCCTTGTACAGAAAATCGACGGTATGGTCGCCGGCGTTCTTCAGCTTGTACATCTGTCGATGCCGTCCCACCGTGATCCCAAGCCGTGCTGGTGTGAGGATAATACCGTCAACATTGTGCTGCAAACTTGGTAGGTATTGCTGGTACTCCTCAAGCGTGTTGTAATACGATTTTAGCCTGAGCTCCACTTCGCCGGGGCTGTGGCGGTAACAGTGCATCGATCTTCTGAGGGCCTCCAATCGATCTTCTAACGGATCACGGTAGACGGGAATGCCCCCAACAACGATCGCATCGAAACCCATCCACACCCACTCTCCCGCGCTGGTCCGCACAAGTTCGCCATCCAAGACCGTGCCCTGGTACCACACCCTCGGACACTTTTTCAGCGGAATCACGTAGACATCCCAGGCCCTGGAGATGAGCGTGACCAGCTTGTACTCCCCGAACATGCAGACGGTCAGCAGCATTCTGTACCCATCGGTCTTCTCGCAGATTTTGTACTCCTGCCGTCTGATCACATCGAAATCGCTCTTCTCGATGCTACAAGGATTGGGTCCAGGAAATCGATTTTTATGATGCGACAAGCCGGACCACAAGTCGGAGACCTGCTCCAGGAAGTTCGATTTGTGGGGTTCGACCAGCACATGTGTCGAAAATCCCCCCAGGACGGTCACGGGCTCTGTTTCCATGATGATAGCGCTTTTATCGAACTTCTGATGACCCACCCACCCTCTTTAAGCCACTGGTCACTGTTCATTCACCACCCCGAAGGATGCCGTCACGTCTGGAACGGAAATTTGCTGGTGAGCCGCGATGGTCTGAATGGCATGTTCCCGCTCCGCTGCTTGTTGCTTTGCATATGATGCAAGGTTCAAACACCCGATCCCCACCGTATTCATGCTGCCACCGACAAACGCGATGAGCCTCACCCGCGAGTCTCCGAAGATATCGCTGCAAGCTGCATACGACACAATTCCTCCCGCGGTAATGATCACCTTGCTTGCTACTTCCAAGTGCTCGGAAACACGCCGCCACGTCCGCCGTTCTCGCAGCAGGGTCGGGACGTCTCGGTGTGTATCGTTTATCAACGTCTCACGAAGATCCTCCATTATACAGTAGTAGATAGATATTCATGAATTCGTGTCCTGGCATGAATTCGTGTCCGGGTTCCACCTGGTTGATGTATCGGGACACAGGAGGTTTGTCATGTCGTCGTAAAACGCCTGCACAATAATCGCATGCCGAATGTGAGTTCCATAGGGCATGGCACGCGATTCGATAAACCCGTACGGCCAGAAATGGGTAATGTTGTCAACATGCATCACGGCATCAGGTCCATCAAATTTCTTCATGATGCGATTCACTCTGTCACCCGTCCAAACACCCCCGTCACCCGTCAACGCATTCCACTGGTCAGAATACCTTGTGCAAACAACATGGGCAAATTCGTGGAGGAATATTTCCAAATTTCTGTTGTTCCCCATGATGATCGTGCCTTCTCCGGCCCCCCAATTCCATCCTCCGTTGGAAGTTCTCCAGCCTTCTGCACCATAGCTGACAACACTCGTGATCTGCAGGCGAGTATACTTATTGTACAGCTCAGTGGCCTTGGCTGACCACTCCACCAGATCCTCGTAAATGGAGCGGTTGTTGTACCCCTGAATCCATTGTCCGTTCTCATCTTTACACGAGGCCTCGTCTATGGTGAAGACCACATTCCCACCACGTCGTGGTCTTTGCTGCTTTGATGCTGTACACACGCTTCCGTTCCAATAGGGTGCAGACGAAGGGCATCGACACCTACCCGACTTGGTTCGCACGAGGTTGCTTTTACATGTAGGAATAGGAGGCCGTATGCACAGCGTCCCTGACCAACGAGGGAGGTCTTTGGGACATCTGCACCGACCCTGACTCGTCCGCACCGTATTCGCCGGACATCTCTGGACCTGCTGGGGGCGTCGAAGGCGGGGGTTTGTTGCCACACAGCGGCGCAACCCCGGGTGGTAATACGGGAGTTGTCTGGGGCACCGGCACTTTCCTTGCTTGTCTCTTCTCAGATTGCCAGGGCACTGCATATCTATACGAGGGGAGAGATAATTTAGTTGTCGTTATCCTCATCCTCGACGTTTGGCACCCAGAACACCTTTGCTGAGCATTCCTGGGGACACTCTTCGTATGCAACGATTTTCACCTCATCCCATACCGCCTCCTCAAAGTCTTCCGATTCGTTCAAACAGATCTGACACGCCAGTTCCACATTCTTTGCAACTTCAATCGTTTTTCCATACGATACAAAGGTTCCAAACGTCCGGTCCTTGTTGTACAGAGTAGCTGTCGCTTTGAAGCAGTATTTCCTCGCAATATGGGCTCTTTTGGGTGCGTTCATTGCCAACACCAACATGACCCTACACCGGAAAATTATTTGGGATTTTCTGATGTGCTTAAAGAAACATTGAGAATGGTGTGTCAGTATCCATGATGACAGACGTTGTTTCGAGTATTGCTGCGGGCGTTCGTGATCCTCAGACAATCCACCCCTGTATTGCAGGCGTCTTAGCCCGACCCCAATTTATACAACGCTCTCCAGAATGGTACGAGGTGCGCAAGGGACTGATCACGGCAAGTGATGCTGGAGGAGCACTCAACATCCCCGCGTTCAAAAGTCAACGGTATCCTCGTCGAGACTGTCTCCGCCAAAAAACAAGCGGAACGTTTACAGGCAACCACATGACAAGACACGGCCAAAAGTATGAGGATGATGTCAGGGAGCGGGCCATGCTTGCACTGGGGGAATCGGCGTGGGAGGTTGGCTTGTTGGTCCACGAACGATACCCGTGGCTTGGAGCCAGTCCGGACGGAATATCCAGCACAGGCCGTCTCATTGAGATCAAGTGCCCATACTCCAGGAAACCGAGCCCCACCAGCGTTCCTGCAGTGTACTACGCTCAGATTCAGGTGCAGTTAGAAGTCGTTGGTCTCAATCAGTGCTATTTTATTCAGTGGATGCCTGAATGGTTGGCACCCGACCAGCAGGAAATCTTTAGTATCCAGGTGGTAGAACGAGATCGCCAATGGTTTGCTGATCGGGTGGACGCCCTGAAAGACTTCCATAGCGAACTCATGGTCATGCGAGCTGCCTATGTCCCTCCACCCCCTCCACAGTGTCTTGTCGAGCCCGATTTATACGTTTTCTGATCCGAAAAAAAAACGGACGGTACTCCAACATGCCCCCAAGACCCGCCAAGAAGACCACTGCCACCCGCAAGCCAGCTGCCAGGAAACCAGCAGCGGCCAAGCCAGCAGGACAGAAGAAGATGCAAAAGATGGCCACGGAGCTTCGCAAGGCTGCCACGGTCCTCATGCGTCACTCCAAGCAAATCCGTGCTTCGTCCAAGTAGATGATGCGCGTTCGTTTACCAATAAAATTGTATCCTTCCATCTCATGAGCGCCGTGCCATACAAAACCGTTCAGATCACCCAGCAGGGATTCGGAGACGTTGTGAAGGATACCTCTGCCAAACTGTTCGTGGTTCCCATTGATCCCCCCGTGCGTATTCAAACAACCCCAGTGGTCCTGACGACCAGCATCGAAGATCCACAGGTGCCCTTCGTCTACATACAAGGCGACCAGAACATGATGACCTTCTTCAAACAGACGGAACAGGACATCGAGGACGTCTGCATCTCCAACAAGAAGCAATGGTTCACGCTGGCCAAGGACCTCGACGATGAGATCCTGAGGCGAGGCTACAAATCGTTCTTTTCCGACCAGGGGTACAAGGTGAAGGTTGCACCGGACGTCCCCTGTTTCGATGCCAACAAACGGCCCATCGGAAGGGAAGACGTCCCGGAGAACTCTACGGCCCGCATGGTGCTGGAGATGAACAGGATCTCCTTCGGACGACACGAGTTTGGTGTGACGTGGCAGGTTGTGCAGCTGCAGTTGGTGCCCGTGCAGTGCATGATCCAGGACGACGATCCGCCAGAGGACCCCGTAGATACTCATGACGATATCAAGTCGGAGATTGATGCCGACTTCATGTAAAAATATATGTATTGCTCTGGTACAATGCATCTGTACATCTTCCTGATCACTGCCGTCATAGCATCTCTACTCCTCTACCGCTTCCAGGAGTCTTGGCGTCCCTTTGCATGGTACGGATACCCTGGAACACGCAAGGGCAGCGTCGGGTATCAGGCCCGTGGGGACTGGTGTGGCGTCACCCCTGCAACCAGGACTGTTGACAAACCGATCCCGCTCATCGCCCCGGAGAATTGTCACACCGGATCTTGTTGATTGATCAGTCGTCTTTCAAATTATCATCAAAACATCATGATTTTCACGTGATGGTTTGATAATACGTATGTGTCTGCATGGAAAAAGCATGCATGGATCAGTTGAGATCCGTGGGGCAGTCGAGGGGACGGCCTTCCACTTGCTGGTCGATCGAGGACTGGTTCCACGGCGAGACGGCATTGTTCTTGGGGATGGGGATCTCCGACCTGATATCCCTGGAGATGTTCCTCTTGGTGCTCATGGCGCCAAGGGTGACCCACCGGGAGGCATCGATGAAGTTCTGGCCGGCAAGCTCCTTCGGGTCGGGAGCAAACTGTCCGAACCCGTCATCAGCAGGCGGCTTGGGCAACATGTTCGCAGAGGCCGAGCATGAGGTTGGCTGACCCAGGGACGCCTTCAGCAAGGCTCCCTTCGTCTCCTCGGGGTTGATGATGCGTGGTGCTGGCTGTCCTGCCGGGGCATAGGTCACCGGGGCCTCCTCCAACGGGGCATACGATTCCGAAGAAGACCTACTGCGGATGATGAGGATGAGCAAGATGACTGCACCAGCGGCGAGAAGAAGATGAAGACCGTTGTCCATTATGTTAATGATCTGAGAGAATTTTTTCCGCCAATTTCGACCCTGACATGACACTTAAAGAAACCAGAATGCCCGGGAAAGCATGTCCACCCATCTCACCGAGGTTACATTCAAGGACGCCGTGAGGACGTTCATCGAACTGCATGACGAGATCACCCTGTGCACCAAGGGATTGAGAGATCTGAAGAAGAAAAAGCAGGATCTGTCGGATGCCATCCTTCGGTTCATGAAAGATAACTCCATCGACGAGTTCCAAGTACCGGACGGCAAGCTCTCCAGAAAGACCAGCAAGCGCACGGAGGGTGTCAAAAAAGATCACATCATCAACTGCTTAAAGAGTTCCTTGGGAAGTGACGAGCAAGCAGAAGCCATCCTGCAGATGATCAATGCGCAACGGAACACGTTTGAAACGGAATCTCTGCGCCGCTCGGTGCAAAAAGGCTAATGTGTGCAAGGTGGCAACGTTCCTAGCAGAACATAGACATATCCACAGCGTCTTTCGTTCTCGCCATCTGCCACATTACACCAACGAACTCGAAGCCGACCTCGTGTCACTCCAAACAATCCAACCTACTGCCGATCTGCCCCCGTTGATCAGCGAACCGTACATCTCCGAATACGCCCTCTACCTCCAGAGCCTCTCCAGGCACGTGCTGCTGGCCCACTGGTTTGCCCTCGTCTACCCCTACATACAGATCCCTCACCAGGGCTGTCTCGTGGAGGGTCTCGTGCCCGATACGTGGCTTCAAACCAGTGCCTACTTTCACGTGGAAGATGATCTTTGGGTGCGCAAGATGTACGAAGATGAGGTGACAGGGTGGAGGTCTTTGGAGCGGTATGAGTTTTTTGCAGAGAGTCCGGAGGTCTATGTGCGTCTTCAAAAACTCTTTAGTCACTTGTAACTTTACCCGTTTGCGTCTATCCGAATCAAAAAGGGGAGCCTGCGTGTGGAAGTTGTTGACAGCAGTGGGGACCTGTCATGGCTTATGAATCAACTGATTTCTAATTAATACCTGTAGCATCAGTAAGTAACACATGCAATACAGTCCACCAGCACATTACCAAGGTGCACCCCGTCAATCTCATGTACCAAGGGTGCTCGATCCATCTGTCATTAACGAGGCATTCCCTGTGCCGGCAGAAAGACCGTTTCGAGGCAAATACAAACTCGTTGATACAAATGCTGAGAAGGTGATGCAAAAACTCCTTCCTTCTGCCGTCTATTGGAGGGGTGGCTCATACGGGAGCGTGTTCAGAGTCCCAGTGAGCTCTGACATGCGGCACTACAGAGACACCCTTCGGTTTTCGGTGGGAGAGTCCCCGTTACCTCCGAGCGGTTCCACCATCATTGTCAAAGTGGCAAAACGAGAGTACGGAGAAACCAACAAAGCCTTCGTTGCCCGGAGCATTCGAGAGGCGAAGGCACACCAGTACATGCTAGAACGAGCCCCGCAATACGTACCAGCCCTGTACTTTTCGGGCATCGATGTCAAACACATGCTCGCCATCACAGGAATGGAATACGTCCAGGGTGAAACGTTGAAAGCCTACCTTGCACGTCATCGAATGGATGCCAACCTGCTGGATCAGCTCAGGGACGCCGTGGGAATCATGATGCGTGCTGGATTCATTCATGCAGATTTGCACGATGAAAATGTGCTGGTCCAGATGCAGAACGGGCGTCCTCGCATTAAAATCATCGATTTCGGCTTTGGGGTCTACTTGTCAGAGACACACCGGACACGCATGGAACCACACCTGCGCCGAAACAACCTGCACGGGGCGTGGAAATCAGTAGAGCCCCATGTGGACGCAGTGCAGCAGAAACGCATTCCGGGTCTCACGTGGTACAACCCCAATGCGAAAGCCTTGCGAGCCTGGGAATCGTTAATGAAGCCAACGTCATCCCCAGCTGGTGTTCTCAACATTTCTGCTGCATCATCTGGAGCATCCAGCGGCAGCAGCAGCAGTGGTGGCGGTAGTCCTCGACGACCAAAGAGAGCACGAAGAGTTCCGTCCAGATACATGTAGTTATTTTACACTTTCAGATGATTATACGTATACCGCTCGTTTGTAACAATGTCAATCACGCTCCTGTGTATCCGATACTGGTTATGTCCGCTTTGGGTATAGGGTATAGGGTGCGCGCGTTTTCCGACTTTTTTCCGGAAATCACACGTGACCACCGTCATCATCTTTGTCACCCCCGTCACCTCTACAACATATTCAATTGATTCAAATTCAATTCAAATGCATATGTTCTCTTTCGAACAGGGGGCTGCTGCCGGTGTGGGGATGGGAGAACGGAGAGCGCTCAATCGTCTTGCGAATGTATGGGTAGTCGTTGTTTCATTTCGAGATTCACAGCGTTTGTACATCTCCAAATCAAAACGACTAACAGGTGTTGATATCAATGTACACGCATCGGATACAGATGGATGGGAGCAGGTGGGAGCAGATATCGTCTCCTGCGACCCAGCACTCCAACGACTCTGGCCAGCATGTCCCAAAAAGGATGGGGCACGGTGCATTGACGGAATATTACAGTTCCTGTGCCGGGTCCGACTTGTTGGCAGTGTACACATTCGGATTTCGGAAGAAGAACCCAACAATGAGAATGAGATAACAACTTAAAGACGACAACAATCAGTAACCATGACACATGCACCATCAACACATCTTGCCACAAACCACCATCCTCCGGGTGGTGAATGCCTCATGGAACTCGCTCTGGGACACACGCATTGGCAGACGGCCTCTCAGGTCGCTGCGAATCGACGCGCAGGTCATCGGCAAGCTGTTTCAGGAGCTCATGACCCACCAACTCCACACCGTCGATCCCGTCATGTGGCCAGATCCCCTCGCACCCAGGTCCGCCAAAGACCCCGACTTTAATTGCATTGACGCCAGGTACTCCTTTGAACTCAAAATGTGTTCGCAGAAAGGCAGCAGACACGTCTACGGCAACAGGTGCTCATCACCAGGCTACATGAGCACAAAGGGAAAGTCCAGGGACTGCTGGATGATGACGATCAATTATACAGATACGCGAATCAATCTAATCCGCTTTGGGTATATACACGGAATAGATTGGGTCGGACAGGGGAGCGCCTCGGGAAACTCTGCCAGGCTGAAGGCGCATGTCTACGACGCAAAACTTCGAGTTGTGAAAGGACCCTACCAACTCGAAGCTGACCCCATGATTCTACGGGGTGTTGGGGAAAAAACACCGTATACGTCCGTCAAAGATGCACTGGAAGCTGGTCACCCAGAGGCCAGAAGATTCGTCGACGCCAGTTTTTATTAGCACTACTTTTTACCGATCCGCTTCACTTTGAATGCCGACTTCTTTGTCACCCGGTCGTTCTCATCTTCCTTTTTCGAGTGCTTGTTCGCAAAACTGTGGTATGCCGGACACCCAATCTTAAAGTTCTTCGAATTGGGGCCACGGAGGGGGGCCTTGTACCAAAAAACGTTCTCTTCCAGCTTGTTGCTCTGTGTCGTGTTGTCCACCACCAGTAAATGGTAGTCCTCAGTTGTGTTGTCCATGATGCTCTGGAACATGTTGAACGTCGGAATCACGCCGAAGAAGTTCTTATACAGACGCTCCCTATCTTGTACTCCAGGCGTTCGGGTGGTTATCACGTAGTCAACGTTGCTCCGGAAATATGTTGGCAGGTCCATGAGGTACTGGGCGGTAATAACCAGCATAATGCCATAATGACGACCGTTAAACATAAGCTCTCTCATTTGCTTGGACACGAACAGCGTTTTATTGAAAGCAAGGTCGTCAAGCACGATAAAGATATTACGCATGGTTCCTTCCTTGGCCAGGCGTTTCTGCTTTGCAATGATGGTGTCAATCACATCAGGACGCCAGTCACTGTAAATATACGCATCAGGAACACCACACGTCTGCTGGAAAAAACCCGTGGCCTCCTCCGTGCTGCTTTTGAGGATACCCATCGGGATGTGGCGTTTGTGGTATAAAAGATCAGCCAAGACGACTGATTTTCCAGAATTCCTCTTCCCCACGATCAAAAACACCCGCCTATCATCAGTCTTGGCCATGTCAAATTTCTTCAGTGCTAGTGTACTCATGAGCCTCTCCAGTCTATTAAGAAAAAATAGGACCTCTCCTGACGTGGATTTTTAATTTTTTGGAGCAAGATGGCGGATGTTTTGTGTCGTCTTTTGGACCACTCGAACGACTACCACGTGCCCTGCTGTGGAAGATTCAGAAAACGATTCGTCTTCTGGAATGAGAACAATACTCAAGTGTGCTGCGATCAGTGTGGGGATGCCAACAAACCAAGCTACCAGATCTACAAGTACACCTACCAGCTTGCCATGAAATATGATGACGTGAAGCATTTTCTTCCGTATCATACGGACGTCATGTCATACGTCTCCAACGGGGCACGGGTCACTCTGCTGCGGCCCTCGATGCGTATGGCGGGGCAACACCAGTGTCTTTCCTGTTCCAACGTGGTGCAACGACGAAACTGTTATTGCAGCGTGCTGTGTCTATATGACGATCTCCTGATCACGCACGAACACACGGATGAACATACCCCCAGTCTCTTTCGCAAACACGTACAGCAGCAGACAATCACCGTGGCTCCACCACCACCTACACCAACGGGCCGTAAGCGCGTCAGCAGGGCAGCGGTGGTGAGGAGGACCCGAGACAGGAAGAACGCCTCGCCCACACCGTCGCCATCCCTGTAATTGCTGCCTCATTTGAATGAATCGTACAGTCTGTAAAATCGCTGAAGCTCAATATTTGCCAGTCTGTAGAGCCATTTACACCGTTCCGGCTCTGTGCACATGTCAACCGCAACCTGGATACGTGCAAACCTGAACGCCGACTTTTGAGCAAGCGGTGACATGTCTCCTATTGATGCTCGTGAATTAAAAATGTAACATACCTCAATAATCATGTCAATCACCAATTCCAAGGACACCTACTCGAATCTGCTGTATAGATCACCCGTTGGCAGGTCGTCCAATAACTGCTATGCCTATGCCATCGACCATTACGACACAGAACAGGGCAACAAACTGCAGCCGGGCGAACTCTCGGGAAAAGACTCCCCGATTGACCTGTCAAACTGCGCAGACCTGATAGAGAGAGCCATCAACGATGCAAAAAGCATGGGGTGGACACTCACGCCCAGCAACGTCAATTCCAAGTGCTCCAAAAACCAGTACCACGTCATGGCCGTCCTCTCGCCGGATCAAGATTATCATTGGTACCGTCATCATAAACACGTCCTCTACAGAATCCAGACTCCAAGGTCGATACGGGCCATCGCGCGTGAATTTGGCGTCCCGGAAAAGGATGTCCATATCCCAGGCGATCCATCCAAAGCCAACGCGGGTGATCTCGTGCTCGTCCGAAATGCACACGTCTGGTCACACAAACGCGGACTGTCGGAGGAGGGACCGTTGCTCAAAGATGCATGCGGCAAGTTCATTAAGAATCCCGCAACAGCATGCAGAGCATACCCCGGACTAGACTACTCTGTCGTGTGCAAAACCTTCTGTCTCAACAAAGCATCCGCCAAAAATAAATAAATAATGCTAATATATTACACATGGACAATCTGAGTAACAATGTCGATCCCTACACGTTTGAAAAGTTCCCCAAACGGTTTGCTGTCACCATTGGCAAACAGACCCATAACGCTCGTCAGTTGCTGCGTGCTGCGCGTCATAGCGGCGGCGAAATACGAGATATGTACAGACAACCAGTCGAGCCTCATATCCGCCACAATATACTGACAAAGACCGGGATCGTTCCAAGGGAAGCGGTACCATCACACATCCAGGATGAGCTGATTAGACACGGGCGCAAGATGGGACTGACGGAGGAAGAAATCACGGGACAGGTCAAATACCTCACCAGGAAAACCATTACAAGGCTGCGGCGACAGGCTGCGCGGGAACTGAGGAGAAGGCAAGGACTGACCGTGTACGATCACAACCCACACCATCAGGGACCTCCGAAGAGGCAAACAGATGGTCTGCGTAGGGAACTGTTTTAAAATGATTTTTCTGAATAATTAACGAACGAATCCACGCTGTCCTACACAACCCGCAAACTGCGCACTGCCAGATAATGTACACTGCTCCTCCAAATCCGCAACAACGGCACAGTGTCTCTGCAGCGCCTTGAAAAAGGTCTGGTCGGGGTTGAGCAGCTCGTCGTCGGAAGAGGACTCAAAGTGGATGATGTGGAAAGGCTTGCCGTTTTTGACAGTCTTGGTGTGTTCTCCGACCATCTGTTCGATCACGGAGGCCCGGAGAATCATCACCTTGCTCTCTTTAATGCTTTTGATGGGGATGTATCGGCTCATCGACGACCCCTCCGGCACGACGTTGTACACGTTTCCGGCATGCCCCATGGGTTCCGAAGAAGATACACTCTGGACCCTTGCCTTGACTCGTTCCCAGTCCACCTGAGACAGGGGGTACACGCCGTATACAGCATCACGGCCACCGTCAATGGCACCAAAGATAAAGTCGGCAGAAAACCCGTTCCTGGCGTCCACGATCACAACGTACTCACCGTCAGAGTACATGTTCAAAGCATCTCCAACGCTGTTGATGATGTGGAAATCCATCACAAGATCCGCACGACGAGCGGCAAGTTGCTGCAGCTTTAGAAGGGATGTTGTGCACTGCAGACTGATTTCGTCTGTATGAGTAACCACCGCGAAGATGATACGCGTCTTGGCTGTTGTTGCTGTTGTCGCTGCCATGCTCTGAGTTACAAATCGTATTTTTTATCACCACAATGAACGAGGGTGCCACACGCTTCTCCTCCTGCTGGTCACTACCACATGGTCATCATTTCGCGGTGTGTTGCCGGTGGTTTGGTCCACAAAGCTGCTGTTGCTGTCGGTGACGGACGTCTCGGGACAAATCTCGCCCTCCTCCGAGGTCTGGGAAGAATTCGCAGAGTCTTCATCCTCCAGCATAAGCAGTTCACCCACAATTTTCATCGATTCACGGAGCTCTTTCATGCATTGTTCGAGTCGGTAGGATTGGAAAGCACACAGACCAAGCGCGACGAGCCAAAGCATGGTGATCTTGTTGGTTCACGGCCAAACATACTTCTTTAAGCCCCTAGCCGGTGAATGTAAATGAGAATCGTTCTCGCACGTCACCGGAATACGTGTGGGTACCAATGTGACACATGGTCGATGCAATATCGGCGTAAATGGTGCCTCCAATTTGCTGGAATCGACGACAGAAAGCATAGTCCTCGCTGAGATACCGCTGTGAATCCTTATCAATCATGCAGTCCATGATGGCCACATACTCTTTGACGGGGTGCTTCCCCGGGTTGATGTCATTCACGCATTTCAGCTCCGGGTACTTTTCTTTCATTAACGTGATCACATCACGGGGAATCATCATACAGCCAGTTGCCGTATCCAGGACTTCAACAAACCCATTTTCCACCTTTGTATCTTTTTTAACGATATTGATGTTAAAATCAACGACCTGCGATTGGATGGGCTCCGTGGACCCTTTCTTGACCTGTGCCCAGTTATACGACTTTTTGGGGTACACACCAGACACCACAGAGTTTGGGCGCTGACGAGCAAACGGAAGCAATCGGTCGGTGATCATCGAGGGATTGAATGCAAGATCCGCATCCAGGAAGAGCAAGAACTTTGCGCCGGACTGGTGAAACTGCTCAATCAGAATGTTTCGGCCACGCTGAATGAGACTCTCGTTCCCCAACAACTGAATGGCAACGGAAATCCCCTGCTTCATACACTGTCCCTGGAGCTGGAGTAAACAGGCAACAAAGGCTGCATTCAATTTGCAACCATACGCTGGCGTTGCCACATAGAGTTCGGCCATATGTGGAAACGCGAGATTAGATTTATGTGGTACTGACGCATGTATTACCTGTGTTGACGACGAGAATGACGAACAGCATCCTCCAGAGCATCCCGGCGTGCTTCCCTGGCATACCGGGCAAAGGCACGCTCATACATATCAATGACGGTTGCATGGTACTTGACCGGGAGCCTGTCGAGTTCCGGCTTGAGGTGTTCCCGAACAAGCCTTCTGACCGTGGCGCTATCCCCGGCCTGGACTGCACGGACCAGATTTGAAGACGGATGAATGCTCATTATACCTGTATACTTATAAATAAAACTACGACGTCCTGTACCGGATGTTCTTGAATTTGAATGACTGATCCTTGGACGGTGCCCAACTCGCATCCGATCCACCGTACCACATGCTCCATTGGATACCACTGAATTTGTTCTTATCAGATGCATCCGTGATACGCCCATCGCTCAGGTCCAACCTCTTTCCGTTGACGACCAACCAGATCTTCGCATTGGACGTCTTGGGATCGTTCAGCGTCCACCCCATGGTCACAGAGTTCCATTCACCCTTCTTCAGGTGCACCTTCTCCTTCGTGTTCCGCCACAAATCGATGCCAGCATCCGGGAACTCGTTGTTACAGGCCTCCAAAAACTCCCTGCCCTGGTTCTTTTTGATGTTGCCCTGGTCGGTGCATGGATACAAATAACCCACCAATTGACCACCACGCCTCCACATGACCCTGTACGAGGCATCATTCTTTGCGTAATCCTTACCACCAGTGCCATTGTTGACGATGAGCCCGGGCAACTTGCCGCCTTTTACGGGGTCCCAATCTTTGTCCACAAACACATCGTACGACAGCTCGGCAGTGGTCGCAGGGAACCCTTTGAGTTTATCGTACTTAATGTTGACGCCCTGGTTCGAGCGGAATCCTTTCTTGGGAAGAATGACCTCCGCGTATTCCATCCCACCCCTAAAACGACTGGTGTTGCTGGTCCATCCGATCAGGGTGGTAGGAAGCGTTGTCCAACTCTCCCCCCCGTCACTGTTGTTGTCCTGAGCGGCAGCAGCGGCCTTGATCTCCTCCAAAGCCTTGTCCGCCCTCTCAACGTGCTTTTCAATCTTGGAGACGTTGCCGTCCACCTTCTTGAGGCGTTTCTTGATCTTGCCGAGGGTCTTGCTCACCCAATTGACGTTGTTGGTAGATCCCATGGTGAATCGCCATATATTATTTGACGCAACAAGACGCACTTAAAGGGGAGAACAAGTCACCACAATGCATGGATGACGTCGACGATCTTGTGCTGGACAACATCATACGTCTGTGCACCGCAGAGTCTCGAGGCAGGTTGGCATGTGTCTGTCAACGCTACAAACAGGCCGTCAGACGAGTGGACCGGATGCACGGCGCAACCGTTGTGGTCAAAGAGTACACATACCACCAACGAATCAAATGGATTCGGAGTCACGCACCGTCCATCCTCTCCTGCATCGCCACCAAAGTACCGCTGCACAGGCTGCCCGTACTCGATATGACAAACTTACGAGTTCTCAGACTTGCCAGGATCAACGTCAACATCCGAGAACTGCTCGCCATCAAACATCTGCCCCTCAAAAAACTCGAAATGGCGCATCTGACCAGGTGCTTTTACCAAATCGACCGGTTTCAAATGTCACTGCTCAACCACATTCCTCACATTTCCCTGTCGTTTGATGATACGTGGAACGCGGCAGTCCTCGACAATCTGGGGTGTATACAGACGCTGCAGATACGGTGCAGACAGGGGAACTGGTTCAGACAACCCACCGTTTGCATCGAGTCCGTTGGCAAACTGGAGCATCTTTCCGTGATATGCCACAACAAACCCAGGGTAGACGCCTCCGTCAACAAAACAGGACTCAGAAACCTATACTTCCACTGCGACACACTCAGAAACGTCCAACCCATGTACAGGCTCCTTGGTCCATACACGCACACACTGGAACTGCATGCGAAATTGGCCACAGTGTCCACCAGAAAGTTATTCGCAGCATCTCCAGGTCTCACACGTGTGCGGCTCCGGGTTATGAATCTGCAAAATACTTGCCAACCACTCCACACCATCAAACACATGTCGGTCTTTGCAGACATGTACATCTCTCGTGACAATATCCCACAACCCAAGTCGTTAATATGCCCTCGGATTGTACTCTATAAAAAGGAGAAACACCGCCAGACCCAAGATCATCAAAAAAAAGTATTGTGAATATATTATGGTGTCAACCAGGGGAAACAGAAAACGGATAGGAAATGATGAGGAGTCGGTCTACCCAAGAAGATCACCGAGATTCATGGCAAGCCCGGGCAGCAATATGAGCAATATGAGCAATTTCAGCCCGTTCTCGTCACCGGCTGCTGCTGCGACGGAGGACATGCAAGAGAGACGACAAGAGAGACAAAAGAGGCCAAGGAGGAATACGAAGTTCGAGACGGTGCAGTATACGGTGGAACACGATGGTCAGATGGCGTCAACGATTCCAGGGGTGAAGATTTATGCGGACGGGAGGATCGAACCCCCTGAGCATCTGCCTGAACATCTGAAAAATCGCATTAGGCACAGCTACTCCGAGATCCCGTCGTGGAATTTCCGTCGTGCTGAGGATAAATTCCCACTACCACGCATTTATCCCGGTGGATCGTCTGGACGTGTGGGAGGAGAGAACTTGTCGATGTTGGATAAACATGCCCAGAAATTGAGGCGGCTAGAGGCGTATGAGCGTTTGTCACAGAGTGCACCAAAAATACTACCGGCACGGAAAACGGGGGCGCAAAAGAAGGCCTCAAAGGTGAGATCATGGATGAGCAAGAGGAGGGAAGATTTCCCAGACGATTTTGCAGGGTACGAGGCCGAGGTTACCATCAAAAACCCCCGAAACGCTAAATTCTTCCAGGAACATTACGGGAAAAACGCAGAGAAAATGTATGAGGGGATGATGGAGGAAGCGGGTCATCATGCTATGCACAGGGACCGCGAAGACCTCGAACGGGAGCTCATGGTTGCCCGCGAACTGGCAAGGCGGCATCCAACCCCCAGCGCAAAGCAACGCATTCGGACCCTGAGGGAGGCACTCAGTATTCAAAACTCGATGTAATTCGATGTCATGAATGTTACTACTGCTTCCATCGCTTGCCGCAGGAGAGACACTGGATGAAACAGGTCATTGGCTCATCAGCTGATCGGGTTTGGAGCTGGTAAAAACTCGTCTTCTTCGATTTGCACTTGTTGCAGGTGAATGCTCCGTCCGGTGCATTCTCGACGTCCACTGTAAGCTGCTTTCGAAGGGCTTTATAGGCAACTCGTTCGAACACCGGGTTCCACAACTCTGGATTCATTTCGTAGGGCGTCATACTAATAAACTTTTTGAGGGGCAAGTCGCCCCGTTGTATATTCTGTCGTAACGTATCATTGGTCTGCAGGTTATACATGTCCAGACCAATGGCGCGATTTGTGTACACCTGCCGAAACGAACGTCCTTTTAACTCGGTCGTCCATTTCAACGGGATCTTTTCTTTCATACATCTGCGGATACAATCGTTCCACAGCACAATCTCCAACTGTTTCCCCAGACTCTCAGACTCCAACGTCTTTGCAAACCGAGATGCTACCTTGTCTCTTGTATTGTCAGGTGTCGCCATTACTCTCTCAGATCACACGTCTCGTCTTTAAGTGCATGACTACTGTGAGAGACTCTCGCTCATCACAGAGAGACCAAAGATGGGCATATACGGAAGAGCTGCCACAACGACCAGGGCCGCGCCAATCCCGAACATGATCTTGTTCTTTGATCCGTCCATTCTCTTCGACATGACCGCCAGAAGAATACCAACCAACGCAATGAGACCGCCAATGGCACTTGCACCCATACTTCCCACAGTTGCGCCGAAACCGAGCCTGATACTGTTCTTCAGATTCATTATGGTATACGTCAGGTTTTATTCTAATACGAGTCGTGCACATTGTCAACGCCCAACGCAATCAGGTACATAAACAGCATGAAAACAATCATCACAATGCTCGGGACCTTGGCATCGGCATGGAAAATCGTCAGCTCCGACACCAACAAACCGAGCAACACGGCCTTCTGGAGCCTGTACTTCTTCTCCTCAATGATACCCATCAACAAATACGTCAAAGCCGTCGTGAAAATGCCATAGGACAGAGATTTGATGACGTGGTGTCCCCCGAAGACACTCTCGGGGATGTACTGTTCGTACAACATCGGGCTGATCGCTGCGAACAGAGGCACCAGCAGCTTGACGTGATGATACGGGCTCCAACCGGCAGAAAGCAATCCTTGTCCTCCCATTTATACAAGTACGGGAGATTATTATTGCCAGTGTCATTTCATTTGCAGAATGAATTGCGATTGTGCAAATTTGTCAGAGCAGAATCTGCTTTGGTCGAGCGACCAGTGCGTTTGTACCACATGTGCCCGTGTCGTAGAAGCGCATCCCATGGAACAGGGACCCGAATGGTTCGATGATGCGCAAGCAAGGTGTCCCACGTTAGGCCGATATGATGCTTACTTGCCAGATCTACCAGGCGTTGTTTTCGAGGGGAAGAAGAAACGTGCTCGTGATCCACACAAAACCCTGAAAACCGGGCTCAGGCTGGTGGATACTTGCTCCTTGCAACTTGGCCTCACGCCTGATCACAAAATGACAGCTTCTGCAAGGGAAATTTTCACCGATTTCGTTCATGGCCGCAAGAAGACCAAGAAAACGATCCGTCAGCGCGATCTTAAAGTGTACGCGGCAGTGGCAATGTACTTTGGGTGCAAAATCCACGAACAGTCGTGCGACAGACACCCGAGAACCATTCGGGAGATTGCCGCATCGTGTGAAGTCACCTCCAAATGCTGCACGGATGCCATCAAAGAATTCAAAACCGTTCTCTCTGATGCCTGCTATGCCATGTTGCTTTTCCGCACCGTCACCGCCGAAGATCTATTCGTTCGTGCTCTGGCAAGTCTGTCGCTTCCGCCCAAGCAAAAGTGTGCAGTCCAGAAGATGTGCACGGAACTCTACGCCAAATTCAATGATATTCTCGCAGGAAAAACGCCCGAAACGGTTTGCTGTGTGTGTCTGTTTGTGGCGTGCGAACGATCCGGCGTAGACGTTGATAAGACTGATGTCCACAAGGCGTGTGCGGTGTCCAGCGCAACGCTGAAGAACGCCCTGCAATTTTTGAAGATACACTTAAGGAGACCGCCGCTCAAAGAAATGAACATATGAAGGGGGTCTACATCCGATGCACGTGCCCATACGTTCCTCATCCGGACGAATTGATACAATGGGTTGGACCCTCGTTTTACGCATGCCACAGTAGACACATTGATGAAACGAAAGGACACGTCGTGGAAATCGCGAGCCAAACAACGCCCCGTCTCACGTCGTTTCCGTGGCCCGTTGAGATATACGACATTACATGCATGGAGTTCTTCGCAGAGAGCATGATGGAGACAGACAGCGGAATATGCATCAACAACGCAAGATCCATCCCCCACGAACGACACCCCTACTCCTGGCGTAAACAGATTGCTCCCATCTGTCACTATACAAACTCCGTGGAACTCTACCACCCACAAAGCCTCCAAACATACCAATTTCTATGAATGTTACTGTTACATGTAAGAAGAAATCAACGAGTACACGTCATAATGCAAGTTATCCATGGCAATGTCAGCAGCCGTCTTCTCATCGTCGTTCTTGATGTGCGGATCAGCCCAATACTCCAGAAGCGTCTGACATATGCTCATGTACCCCTTCTCGGCAGCAAAGTGCAACGCCGTCCAACCCGTGTTCTCCTGTAAATTTATGTAGGCAATCGTCTCCTCGGGAACATCCTGCTTGCGGACTGGAGGGTGGTCTGTATCAACGGTTGGAATTGGAATTGCCATGATTTCGTGTATGATGGTGTGGTGTGTCATACCCCCCTCCCTTTAAGTATACCACTTAAAGGCAACGTGGGCAACATGTCCCGCCATGAAACGCATCCTCGCCATCGATGTCGGTCAAAAGAATCTGGGGGCGTGTGTCTGGTCTCCGGAAGAGGGGACAGTCCAACGCTGGGCAGTTTGGGAATCAGAGGGAACGTGGGCAGCTGCCGTGTGCGCGTGTCTCCAAACCAACGCCACGCCAGAGTTTATGGAAGAGGTGACGGACGTGGTGATCGAGCACCAACCCTCGAAGAACCCATCCATGACCCGAATTATGCACTACCTGGAGTGTTTCTTCGTCCTCAGCGGGGTTCCCGTGCACATCCAGGACTCCAAACACAAACTGCTGTACGCATCCACAACGCCCTGGTTTCCGACAGACAGTACCGAGCAAGAGTGGACGTATCGATACCGGAAGAAGCTGGCAGTGCAGACCGTCCATTCGTACCTTGTGGCCACGGAACAAACAACGTGGTTGGAGATGTACGACGGGAGCACCAAAAAGGATGACCTTGCTGACAGTCTGCTCCACGCCATGGCCTACCACACCTTCAAACCCGTGACGAACGGCGGCATCAACTCCACCACCAAAGCAACAGGCAGCTCCAAACCGACCAAGTTGATCGCCAGACCCCCCACTGCAAAGCAGGACAGAAACGGGCGATTCTCGGCACATAACGTCGCGTTTTTTTTGAAAGAGTGCCCCACTGCCGACGAGATCCAACAGTGTTTCAGGCAACAGCCCAGGGTAAAAAGGGCATTCAACAAACACTTTGCCTCAATTGACGAGTTTCTCTGCACCCGCAACAAAAAAAAAGCGCCCTCCTCGTAAGGACTATTAATGGATGATACGTTTCAAATTGTATTTAAAGTCGGAACCATAGCACATGTATACTCGACACGCGCGGAAAAACAGATGCACATAGACCAGTGGGTGAGCGAAGTGATGGCGCTGCAGAACTGGACCGGGTGGTACATGTATAGCGACGACCCCCCCGTCAAAACCCGGTTTACGCCCCAAGGACATTGCAAGGGTATCGTCCTGTGGAATGACAACGTGACGGGTTGGATGATCCATAGCATCCCGAAATGGCCCGCAAAAGTGCCCCTCGAAGAGTTGCCGGAAGATACGAAGGATGAATGTCACACCCTTTCCTTCTGGTTCGGAGATGCAGAGGCGCTCAATAAAATAGAGAAACAAGTCGATCTCATGGGAGCATCGGTTTACGCAGGCAAGAGATCACGGGTGTTCAACAGCAGCCACCTTGCCGTGCTCCAACGGGTAAAGCTGGACACCATGACCGACCACGTGGCAAAGAACCCGCATTGGGACCGGGACCTCTACCAGTCACTCGGTAGGTGCTCCGTGAATTCGAGGGCTTCCCTGGACAACACCACCATCGTCCGCAACGTGCAATCCATCTATCTGCCCGGATGGTCCGCGGAGAAGGATTTCGGGCGGTGGGCACTCGGGGATCGGTGGGTGTGTGTCGGAGACGTCCGGCGGGGTAACAAAGAGTTTACGTTCGGTGGTGGTTGTATTCTGCGGTATGATGACGAGTTGGTGGAGAAGATCCGTAAACTGATAGATAGCAAGACGGGTGACGATTACAAATGGTGATGAAGTATCTGAAGCACATCCGAGAGCACCTTGTCCATATCTTGGTCACCGTTGACCGTGTGGACCGGCTTTGAGGTGAACTTGAGGTAGTTGGTGTACTGGAACTCGATGCGTCGTAGGTACTCCCTGTCCAGGCCGTCTTCGCATTGCCTCCCCCTCGTATGTATTCTCTCGAAACAACGGTCCGGCGAGGTGTTGATGTACACGTACGCATCAGGTTCCCACGTCAACAGGTCGTGGTATTCCTTAAAAATGTCCCATGCTGCAGGTGTCATGTGCTCATCGTTGTAGCCCAGCTGACCAAAGACGTGGCGACAGGCTCCCGGGGACCTCTCGACGCAGACAACCTGATGCGGTGCTCCTTGAGGTGGTTCGGGTATAGATCGGAACGAGTGCAACACCTTTAGATTGAATGCGAGCGCCCATTTCGAGGGACAGTCATAGTATAAATCGAGCAAGTCTGCCCACTCATCAATCGGTTCTTCTTTGACGGTGTACCCATGCGTATCCCGCAGCGTTTGTAATACAGTGCTCTTCCCCGATCCGATGTTCCCTTCCACGCAGACAATCATGGTTCTTCTTCTACCATCTCCAGAGTCTTGGTTTTCTTTAAGCGGGTATTGTCCAGCGAAAGTCTGATGGGTTCCTCCCCGTGCAGAGAATACACCTTCTTCTTATACCTCCGGAAATCTGGCGTCTCGGGGTGGTTCTCGGGATAGATTCGGCGCAGTTTTTCGTAGGATATGCGCACAGACTCTGGTGTTGACGCGTAGTCCGTGAGACACTTGGCGAACGACTGGGTCAGGTGGACCCTCGTGGAGCACGGTCTGGTGGTGCACTGCAGCCAGGTTTTGCTCCCTTCGATGGTATGAATCAGTCTGTATGCCTGGTATGCCAATTGCATTGTTTTGTTGACATCATACGTCAGGTTTGCATCGTTTCTGCACCCGGACAGGATGCGGGAAAGGACGTGCTCCAGGGAAAATGCCAGCCATTCGACGGCCATTGAGCAGAATTTGTACAGGGGAAACGTGTCCACGTAGGGGTACTGCTGTGTCCTGACAATCACGCTTCTGGTGTTCTTGTTGTATGCCATACTGTGTCCTAACGGGCTCCGAGAGAACACGATGCACTCACGAAACAGTCGGGTCATGATGTCTGACAACGAGCCCTCCAACATGCGATGGGGCGATGGTGTGGTGAAAAACTGCTCTTCGAAGGTGTCGAGAGCCTCCTCCGTTCCCCACACAATGTGCTTCGGGTAGGGGGTGCTGTATACCGTCCGGGCACAGGTGTACAGTGTGTCATCGTCAATCGTCGAATACGTGTAATCGGTGATCACGTTGTTATCTTCCACATACTCTCGCAGCAATTTGAGGGCTTTTTTGAGGGAACACCGGGATATCTGGACAATCACGGGGCACGGTAACGAGGAGATGTACGGGGCCAAGGCTTTTCCGCACTCGGTCACCGGGTACTCTCGTGTGGCATCCATCATCATCTTGCTGACGGATCTGTAGGGTTCCTGGGCAATACCAGCATAGGTCACAACGTCTCCGAACGTACACACAAACACGGAGACGAGCATCTACTGGTTGCACACATTTTACACGGGCTCTGGTAACGCACCTGTAGCACCGTGTTTTATCTCTGATGGTACGGTAGGAGATGTTGATCAACGTCATGCCCAGTACGAGGAAGACGAAGAAGTACGTGGCCCTCTTCTCGGACGGTAGCAAGACCCACTTTGGTGCCAGGGGATACGGCGACTATACCATCTACTCGAAACGGGATACACGTCTCGCAAAACAGAAGAGAGCATCCTACATTGCCCGTCACGGTGCCACAGAGTCGTGGACAAATCCCAAGGCTGCAAGCACACTCTCCAGGTACATTTTGTGGGAATACCCGACACTCAACGGTGCTGTAGCCAGGTATAAACGCAGGTTTCCAAAGTGATTCATTCGTTACACATCATCTATCTTAAAAGCGAATACAAAAGCAAATAGGACTGGACGTTTGTTGTCATCGGAAGCTGAAAGACGCCGTACAAACACGTTCTCATCGTTTGTGCGGATATACCGGAACACACTGCGGGGTAATCTGCCTTGAGCAGAATACTGTACCCTGGAGCCATGATGGACATCGAATGGATTTTCCAATCGCGCACATCGGTCGTTACCTTGATATTGCTGTTCCCGGCGTTAAACGTAACAATTCCCGATGATGCACCGGAACGCACATACTTCATGACCATCCTGGAATCTGTATGACGCAACGCCTGCGCGGCAGCATGTTGAAGCTCCATCTCACGTTTTTATTTCGAACAAACCAAGCCTAATTCTGTTGTGCCCTGCAGATGGCACAGGTGTCCGCTTTGCTTTTCCATATCATGTGACACAATCTGTGCATTGCCTGCTTGCAACACGGCGTTTGCATCATCCATCTGGGATGACTCCGGGCATCGTGGCAAATCGGACAAAACGATTCTTGGCTGGGAGCGGTGATTGTTGAGGCCAGCGTCATGCGACACATGTAACACATCTCCTCATTTGCCTGCTTGATGATATACTGACCACAAGGACACACCGTCCACAACCACATACTGTTGAGCGCTTCCTGTATCTCTTTGATTGTATCCTCATCGATCGTGAATTCATGAAGAATGAAAAAGTTGTCCTCTTGCGATACACCGACCTCATTCTTCATGCACTCTTCTATACACGGCCTATCCTCGCACGTTGTGACACTCACGTCCACGTTGCAATGGTCGTCTTCCTTGATACCTCTGAGCAAAATCGGTATACCGCCAGGGTTTCTAAACACAAAGGCGTCGTTGGCTTCGCATAATCTGCTCAACGCAGCATACAAACTGTTTACTGACTCTATAAAAACCATACTAACATTCGCAATTATTCATCCGTCTGAGTGATCATCTGCTCTTGTTGCCTACCTGTACCATTTGATGTCCTCTGAATCAAAAACTTGACTCGCGAGACAATCGAGTTGATGTCGTCTCTGCTCAGGTACTTGAACGGACGTGTGGAGTGGACAAAGTTCTTAACGCATGTGGGTTCTCGAAGGACCACTCGACAGTACGGGCCTCCACGCACGTTGTCAAACCCAAACTTGCTCGCGAATTCACAGAATTTGTAGTATTCGTCGTTCGGATCGGATTCTTCTACGATCTCAATCACTCGAATCGGGGGACCGTGCTCCTTGACCCAATTAGAACTCGTCTCCGCCCCAGTAAAATGGTCGTACAGCCTGGTGTAAATGTTGTCCGTGGAACCAACGTAAATCTTCCCGTCTTGCAACAGGAGCACATACGTGAAATACCTGGCGTCGTTCTTCTTCAGCTTGGCATACATGATCTGAATGTTGCACCGAATCACGGCAGACTCGTGCAGGAGGTCCATGTTGACTGTAGACATGCGCTTAAAAGACTGAACGATCCTTTAAGCGTATGTTGACAAGAGAGGAATGCCTGCTTCTGTGCATACCAACAGCAGCAACACCGTCGGACAACATCACCAGCAGCAATGACGACGAGGGTGAAAAGTGTGATAATACGTGGTGCTGGCACTGTTGTCACGAGATCCCGGATATGGTGATCCCGCTTCCAATCGCCTACGATGACAGGAAAAACTCGTGGACACACACAGGGCAGTTTTGCTCGTGGGGATGCGCAAAGGGATACGCATTGGACAAACAAAAACTGGAATGGAGTCATCTGCTGGCCATGTTAAAGAGACACGTCACGGGAAAACGGACCAGGACAGTCCCTGCTCCACCCCGCCGATGTCTCCGAGTCTTTGGAGGGTCCATGACGCTCCATGAGTTCCGAGCCAAAAGTGATGAGGGCATGATCGTTGGTCACCTACCGACACACATGATCCCCCTCCAACAAATCACCGTGCAACAACATATATCCGCACAAACGAACGTCACAGGAGGGAAACAACGGAGTGTGTCCATGGCGAATCGCATGGCAACCACGACGGAGCCAAAGAATGAGACCCTCCGATTGAAACGGCCTCATGCTCAGGTGAAAAAGAATACGGGGCTAGAAATGTTCCTGGCATAATAATACGTGTAATCATCACTCCAGCGACATGACGTCATTGCAAAGCCTGGTGCTGGCTCCTCCACGGACGAAGGGCTCGACGTTCTTGGAATCGCGCACGGCAAACTTGGTCAGGTAGTCGGACGTGTCGGTCACACTCTGCTCATACTTGTACCTGCCCGGCTCGACGGTGCTCTGAAACTGCATCCACGGTCGCTGCCCGGTCTGGTACGCCGACGGACCGGAGAGACTGCCGTAGGGTTTCTCGACCCCACGCAGAATCTCCTGGTGACCCATCCGCAAGTTCGAGCTCGTGTTCGTGTCGGTGCTCTGGTGGAAGGTGCACGTATACGGCAACTCCTCTGGACACTCGTACGGTGAGAATTGGTTGATCACATACCGGAATGGTCGTTCCGAAGTTTTGGCCCTGAGATCTCTGTACTCGTCGTCCCTCAATGATACGGATGCTCCAATAAATTGCGCCATTAACGTCTGGGGAGAATTTAATTTTACAGATTCGTTACACCATGTGCTGCTTCACCTTGGCATGAATTGAGACCGTGTACTTTGTCTTCCAGAGACGCATGAGCAAAAGCAAGGTCTGTGGTGTGAGACCAAACGACCGGGCAACGTCCCCCGTCTTTTTGTAGTCCTTGGCATGAACGCATTGGGTCAATAATGTCCTACACGAATCCAGACCGTCACAGAGCGAGAGGGTTGTGTTGCCGGATTCCAACATGGCCCGGCGGATTTGGTTAATGTTCTTCAGCCTCGCAAAGCGCGCATTGTTCTTCGACCAGACGACCCCAAACGTCTTCACCTTGCCCTTCTTTCGTGCATTCGCAAACACCGTAGCCGTCGTCGTCAAAGGGAAGAAGGAGTACATATCATCACCTCCAAACAGGGCGTCTCCCATAACGTCTGCCCAGCTGTATGCTTCCGCGATGAGATGGGCTCTGTCATCCGGACACGCTGCCAGGTACGAATCGTACACGCCGCCAAATGCAATATTATCCCCACGGTAATCGATATCCGTTCTCCCCTCGAGGGCATACTTGGCGCCCAGCAGTCCCTTGTCTTCGTACTGGTCTTTTTTCGAATACACAATCGTAATTTTGTATTCATCTTCCTTCTCGGCGGCGGGAGTGGCTGATGTTTCATCAGGAACGGGAAGGGGGGCCGCCACCCGTATGTCCTGATACGTTTTCACCGGCAATGTGGCAACTTTTCCAGTCATCTCCTGCGCCACCAGCAGCACCGGCACAATGTCCAGCTTAATGGCGTTGGTGATGTGGGACACAAACGCCTGGTTGGTCGACACAATGGCGTCATAGTCGAACACCACAATGATTTTGCGTCGAAACGTCACCGCAATAGGACTTCTGGATGCGGCATACAAATCGACACCCTGTAAGCCGTTCATGTCGATGCATACGGATTCCATGTTGGCTTCTTTCACTGCCCGGTGCACATCGTCGATAATAACCAAGCCCTTCGGAATCGTCAAAAGACATGTTTTGGGAGCGTCTGTGGCTGTCTGGTGCATCCACGTCGTCAATTGCTCACATACATTATCTCTCGGAACCGTATTATGCTCGACCATGTGATGACAAGAGTATGTGAAAGTAGACCGGTAAAAATTCTCACGAAATTAGTCTACCTCCTCCTTCTCCTCTTCGGGGTGCAAATAGTCTGCTTGACTGCGCTGGTGTACAGAACGTTTTCCTCAGGCGTTCAGTAGGTGCTGTTTGTTAAAGTTGTTCTGACTGATGTTGGTTCGCACTCCTTTAAATACAGGGAATCTTGGCAGACCGTTCTTCGTGTACTCGTAGAACTGGATGGTAACGATATCGCCAATCTTAAAGAACTCTTTGCCAGAGTTGTGTTTCATCCCCTCGGAGATGCCAGTAAACACCTTGAAGGTGACCCGGTGACCGTACGGCGTCTTCCATTCGCAAATCAACGACTTTAGACGCTCAGTTCCCTCATACAATGTAAATCCGACAATCTTCGCCTCGCGCTCCTTGAATTCCTTCACCTTGAGCATATCCTCCGTCCGGACGCCCTGTTTATACGGCGCATTCTTCCGCAACACAATACCCTCGCCATTCCTGTTCCTAATCTCCCGGAAATGCTTCATGATCTGGTTGTGCGAGTTGGCGAGAGTCTGCTGCTCAATGCACACGCTCACCTCGGTGTTCTCCGTACAGATGGGCATCTTCTTCTTCAAACGGTTATAGGTGACGCTGAAATCATTGCTACTTGTCGGGTCGTCAAAGATCCGGTAGGATACCAGTTTCCATTCATCGTCGCGTGGAACCTTCTTTTTGATAATGCTCGAAAGCTTTTGGAAATCGGCACGCTTCGTCCACAGCTCGCCATCGTATGTACCCTCCGGAATCGAGTCCAAGAACCACTGCGGGGCGTGAATGATCAGTCCGTTCCTGCTGTACAACTTGCCCCGAAACGCGATGGCCCGGATTCCGTCCAGCTTCTCCGACATGTAGTACGGCCCCTTGTGATACCGCTCCTGGTACTTGTGAGCCAGCATGACCTCGGGCACGTTACGAGGCTCCTTCTCCTCCCTATTTTCCTCAATCACCTCTTTCGTGTCACACTCCGTCCCCAGGTTCTGGTAAAATTTCTGGAAGGTGGAGGTGGCCATGTACCGCTGGGGTGCAGGCAAATGAGACCGCTCGGCAGACACCTCGAAAGGAACGTCAATCCGGATGCAGTGGGTGGTGGCACCGTAATACCTGGCAATGGCGGCTATTTCCGCGCGACGGGATGCAGACGGGTTCGTGGCGTCCAAAATGATATCCCGCTTGGTCTGCTTCCGTTCCAACAACTCGACAAGACGCTCGTTGATCTTCCGCTTATCGGATTTGTACTGGTCAGAAGACACGATAATGGCATTGGTTTTCTGAGCCAATCTCGCACTGCGCCGTGTCTTTCCGCTGCCCGTGCTTCCAACCATGATGATCACCCGTTGTCCGGTGGGAGATGGACGTTGGTTTTTGGTCTGGGACATCCACACGCCGATCCCCACGTCCCCAAAGGTGTATACGCACCGTTTCGTGGCGGGGTTGTAGATTTTACCCGGATCGCACTTTTTCTGGGACCCGCCGGCAGAAACCTTGGCAACCCTTGGCTTCTTTGCTGCCGTCTTTGTTATCGTTGTCGAGGTGTTGGAATTCGAGTTAGATCGATTCGAGCGTTTCTTCTTGGGGGGCATATTAGTGACACACATTTTAAGTAAACTTCACCGTGCTCGAATTGACGTATTTGACCGTCAGATACCGTGCAATCTCGACCATGACGATGAGCGTGATGATGAACGTGATCGCGCTCTTGATGGCCCTCCCCCAATAGATATAGATCGGCTCGGCGCCGCCAAGGGGTGTTTTGATCTTGAAATTCCTCGTCTCCAAACGCGTAGCACCGGTCAACGTGGAAATAAACGGCATGATAAGGGCATCGATCAGGGTCCTCACCGTATCCTGGAACTGTGTGCTCAAAGCAAGGCCGATCGCAAACACAACCAAATCTTTCCCACCAACAAACGCCTTAATGTCACTCCCAATTCTGCTCAGCATAGTGTCCGCGTAGATATATTTACACACACGAGTTGCTGCTGGGGTCCCACGTCTTGCCAGGACACAACAGCCCCGCAATGTCATCGTAAAACGCCTGGAGAATGATGGCATGCCGCACGTCGGCCCCAGCAAAGTATTCATGGGCCTGGTTAAACTGGTACGGCCAGAAATGCATGTGGTCACATCCCATGGTGGCATCGGGACCGTCGAATTTCTTTACAACTTGATTCACCCTTGGACCGGTCCAGATATTGTTGGTCCGAAGTGCATTCCATTGGTCCGAATACCTCGACAGCAACACGTGAGCAAACTCGTGCAATAGGGTGTCGTACCCCCTCGAGCCCCCAAAACGAATGTCTCCTTTCCCGGTGCCCCAATTCCATCCTGCTTCGGCCGTCGGAACACCTGCTCCGTAGCTGACGACGGCGGTGATGTCTAGTCTGGTATACTTGTTGTACACTGCCGATGCTCTTGACGTCCATTCTCTGATACTATCCAGCAACGGACGACCATCGTGCTCCACTCCCTGAAACGTATCCTCCAGAATCTCGAATACAACACGGCCTCTTCTGCCAGGCTTGGACAGGGCAGCACACGACGTTCCCGTCCATTTGGGGAGTGTGGGTGGACATTTGCACCCCTTGCGTGTCCACAGGAGGTTACTTTTACACTGAGAGGCCGGGTCAATGCACCGTGATCCGTTCCATTTCGGGGCATTCTGGGGACATCTACACCGTCCCCCCATGAGAACAAGGTTACTGGGACACGTGATGGAGGTGACGCATTCTCCTCTTCTCGCGTCATACTTGGGCAGATGTTTGGGACACCCACACGCTCCCCGTCGGTTTCGTTGCATGCTTCTGGGACACGGCTGATCCATGCCAATAGGATGTCTTTTTTTTTCGACGTCCCTTTATAATGGCTCCCATCCAACCAGGTTCCGCAGCAGAAAAGGCACTTTCCATCGAGGCTCTCCGAGCGGATAAACACCGCATCATCAACGCCCTCGAAGAACAGAAACTGAATCCGGTGTACGCGCACGTTGCCTCTGATATCGAGGGTGCGCAGCGAACCCTGGAAACGTTGAGCGTCGAAACCCAAGGGACCAAGGTGCACAGCATCGTCAAAGAAGCCCAGCGAAGGCAACTGGTGGAGCGGTACGAAGACCCCAATAGTGTCCAGATCAATTGGTGGGTGATGGCCCTGTGTCTCATGGCTGTGGCAGTCCTCGTCAAAAAAATGTGTTAATTTAGTAAACCGTTATGGTGAATTCAGCTAACGAAGTCAGAAGCAGCTCAATAGTACAGGAGATGGGCATGAAACCACCAACCCAGCGACGGACAAGCAGCTCGCTAGCACAGGGGTCAAATGGGCAAAGTATCGGCATGGGCTCAGAGAGACCCAGCTCAATCTTCTCATACTCATCAGCACCAAAAAAGAAGACAACCAGCAACAGTAACACAGCCAGCAGCTCGCTAGCACAGGGGTCAAATGGGCAAAGTATCGGCATGGGCTCAGGGATACCCAGCTCAATCTTCTCATTCTCGTCAGCACCAAAAAAGAACACAGCCAGCAGCAGTAACACAGCCAGCAGCAGTAACACAGCCAGCAGCAGTAACACAGCCAGCAGCAGTAACACAGCCAGCAGCAGCAACAGAGTCGGTGGTGCCACCCAGGAACAAACGGGCATAAACCCAACAAGAAGCCCGCCAGTACAGACAACCTCCGGTAGACCGTCTTCTGGTAGTAACAGGGGGCGAGAAGAAGGCTCACAGCCAATCAGCACACCCGTAAGGGCTCCGACAACCTCCGAGCGGCGACAGGAGGGGATGGACAGCTCCGACAACAGTCTGATAACTAATACCAATACAAGGACCCTTGCTGGTATAGGTGCCAATCGTGTTCATAACAATTTGTCTTCAATACTGCAACCGTCACAGTCGACGTGGTCATTGAGGAGGACCTTGGCATCAAACGAGCCCCCGGTGTACACCGCATCACCTCAGACACTCCTCAACAGCCGACATCCGTGTAGCGGTATCATCGGGAAATCCAACCCCTTTGCTCACGACTGTTGGAAGCAACACATCACCGGCATCATCCGTCCACTCATGAGCAAATCCGAGTCGGGCAAATGGGCGTGCGGTGACACACAGGCCCTGGGTGCACACCAACACGTGGTCATCGAACAGGCAAAGATCATTGCTGCAGGAGGACCCCCGGAGACCAATACACACAGGGGGCTCATGGTCTACCAGAACACGGGCAGCGGGAAAACCGTGGTGGCCATGGGGATTGCTGCTTCGTTTTGGAAGACGGCTGATCGGATTTACTTCGTCACCACCAGGGATAACATCCGAGGCAATCCACCCTCTGAATACGCCCAAAACATGCTTCTCTTTTTTCCCGAGATGGTCCCCGTTGTCTTTGCCGGTGCCCCGTTGCCTCCCAGGGAACTGTGGACACGCAGCAAACTCAGGACTCCGTACGGGGATGATGGAATGACCGTCCTGAAGTGGTGCAACACCGTGGGGCAGAGTTTGCTCCAGCGTAAGATGGGATTCCAGACATTCATCAACTTTTCGCAGGATAAACGTGTCGTCCCACTCAAAGAAATCAGAAGACCCGGGAAATGGGTGGTTATCATTGACGAAGCACAGAACCTGTTCAAATTCCCCAACAACAATCGCAAGCAAATCGAAGGTCTCAAGGCCATGCAGAATGCGCTCACACGACCCGAGTACATGAAACATACCTTTGTGTTCCCTCTGACGGCCACACCGGGTGATAACCCCAGGGACGTGCTCAACCTGGTCAACATCGTCCGCCCGTATAACACCCCCCCGATCACAGTGCAAGAGTTTGCGAACAACCCCTCCATCATCAAAGGGCTTGTGAGTTACGCCGATATCCGAGGCGACAAATCCAAATTCGGTACAATCACCACCACAACGAGAGGTATCGGTATGGCAGAGAATGTCAAAGTCCCCTACGATCCGGCGTACTTTGCGGCATACGTGAAGGCAATCAAAGGGTACGGAAGGGATTTGAGCACGTTCGAGGAAGGCAAAGGAAAGCTCTTCTTCGGCAAATCGCGAGAGGGTAGCATCATGCTCCCCAGGAAGATTGTGGAGAAGTACCACACCAACCTCAACACCAAAGGTCCACATCACACGTATGCACCGGGCGGATGGAACACACAGTACGTCCTGAGCACCAAAACCATCAGGATGATGGAGAATATCAAAACCATGCAGGGGTGCCAATACGCCTACGTCCACAGCCAAAATGTGCTGAAAGCCCTCGGACCGGCATTCATTTCTGCAGGATTCGAGATCGTCAACCTCTCCAAGATACAGGGTGAAAGTTTCGAGTCGGTGCGGGCTCTATACGGCAGACCAAAGCCAAGAGTCGTGCTGTACCACCCGGGAAACATGGTGTACCCCGACAATAGCAGAATTGAAGGCGCCTCAGCAGCTGTGCCCAGGTTGAAAGCAGTCCTCCAGCTATTCAAATCGCCAGAGAACAGCCGGGGACAGCTGATTAAGGCGGTTGTTGGCACGCCGTTTGAGGGACTCGACATGTCCTACCTGCGAGGCGTCCACATCCTGGCACCTCTCCCAACCCTGGAAGATGACGAACAAGCCGTCGGACGGGCGCTTCGTTTCTGTGGACACGAGGAAAACGCAAAGACTGTGGCCATCTACCGGTACTTTGGGGTCCCGCCGAAACAACCAATACGACTGTCTCACCTGTCCGCCAGAGAGCAAGCCCAAATTGAGCGGGATGTCAAAGAGTTCCTGAAAATGCATCCGGACGGGATCAATGCACGTGTGTTCGAAGACGCCCGTCGTAGAGGTCTCCCGATGAAAAAGTTTATGGACTGCGTGAAAGCCCACTCGACAGAGTGCGGAATCGACCCAGAGAAAGGGGGTCTTCTCGGTCCCATCCAGTTTGGCGACAAAGTGCGGTGCGGTATCGAGCAATGTGAAGTGGAACTCACAAAGGAAGGAAAACTGGTCATCCCCAAGGAACGCATCGAAGAGAGAATTGTCGAACTTAAGAAAAACGCGCAGATCAATCGTGTCCAATCAAAATCAAAACGCGAAAGGATTATGGAAGAACTCAAAGAACGTCGCAATAACGAAATTCAAAAAATGGACTTTGCACGTGACGTTACAGGTACAACGACTCCGAATCGGAGAGATGTTACAATTCCAAAACGATTATATAACGGGCCGTATAAACTAAGCCCAGTCTTCATCTCCCAATTTGACCGGCGCAGGCACGGGTAATCATTCCTCATCCTGGAAGGCATACTCCTGCAACCTGTTAGGCTTGCTCACCACAGCGGCCTGGCTGATCCTGAAAGATGCCCCGAACGTCTTGTTGACGAACCAAATGGACGAAATCTCACAAATCACCTTGACACACGATCCCTTGGTGAGGTAATCGATGCCCACACGTTCCCTCTTCTCATCGTAGAATTGGGCGTTTGGCTCACCATTCATACCGGCACCAACCTTCATTTTGACGAACGGGGGGTACTCTGGGTTCTTATCATTCACAAGCCTCCTGTAAAACTCGGCAACCATCTCACGAGACTGCTTCTTTCCAAACCAAGCCTCCGAATGCTCCGTCGCCGTGTCGATGAGGTACTCGTCCAGCTCCCTGACCTTGGCCAAAAAGTCCTGCAACCTTGGCTCAGTCTCGTGTCCCCTGAAAGACAACTCAACGCTGTAACTCTGGATATCACCGTTGACGTCGTATGGTGTCACCCCGAACGGAAGCGACATCGTAGGCGTTTGCAAGAGCACCCTACCCTGCTCGCCCGAGATGTAAACGACTTTTCCTCCACGCTTGTTCTTCTCCACGGTGGGAGAGATCACCATTTGTTTTGGCTCGAAATCGGACGTGAGTTGCACCATGATGAATTGTTTGTGATGTAGAGTGGTAGAAGGCCCCTTTAAGTGTCTGATTTGAAAAGAGGAATTCGTCGTTTCGTATCACACACTTAAAGGAACCCGAATAGAAACGAGTAATGTTTTTGCGGTATCACGTGGCTGTGTGTGTATACTGCGTAAGTTGTGTCTCTCTGTACAACTTGTTAAACACGCATTATAATAGTCAGTGCACGTCCTGGATCGCTCTTGGAGAATCGGGATACTGTTCCTTAATCCGTAAAACGCTTGGTGCACTACAGACATCACCCTTAGTCGTTGCTGGTGCCGTAATCGGAGGAGCCCCACTACATCATGCCCCGAGGCGTCAAAACGTCCAGATCAGTCAATAAGGCTGCATCTGGAGGGTCAAATCGCGAACTCAAAATCCGCGACGATGACCAACGGTACGCAATCGTTACCAAGCTGCTCGGCAATAACAGGGTGATGGTCAACCTGGTGGAAGACGGGACACTGCGCGAATGTCGATGCACCATCCGAGGAAGCATGCGTCGCCGTGAATGGATCAGCACAGATAGCGTTGTTTTGGTTGCTCTGCGCGAACTGGCCGGCGATACGCACGATATCATCGCCAAGTACACTGATGATGAGGTGAAAACGCTCAAACGTTTGGGAGAACTGGTGCTGCCTGCCCCAGTGGAAGAGCATACCAGTATCAATCAGGAAGTCGAGATTGTCTTCGAGGATATTGATGAAATTTAATTTACGATAATGCCAGCAAGATGTACGGCACAAAGGCGGCAAAGAAACACCACATGGCACCCGTGGCTTTCTGGCGGCCGTAGACAACCTTGGAAAATGCAAACGTCAGCACAACAATAAACGCGTGAAGAACTCCCAGGTCGGCAGGTAGACCGTAGACAGACAGGAGCACCAAAAAGAGCAGGAACATCACGTAGTACAGACCGTTGCCGTCTTCGTAATTCCATTGCCACTGTAAATGAGGAGCCGATTCGGGAGTCACCTTGGTGCACAGGTCCTTACGCAGCGCAACAGTCGTATACTTGACGGTCATCAACGCATACAATACCGCAACAGCGTGGACGGGCATGGGAAGGGCCTGAAAGACCAGGGCGTACAGCACCAACGGCTCCAGATGGTTAATGACGATACCGGCCTTCGTTGCCAACGCATTCAGCCTCGAACAGGATGTGCTGCATGACCACAAGATGAACTCGATCAGCTGCATCTGGATCACCGTCATGTAAAATGCACCAAGGGGTCTGTTCTGCTTGTATAACAATAGCGATCCAAACATGCCAATCAGGTACGTTTGGATTGATACCGACTGATTGAAACACATATATCTATCTATCATGGATTAAAAGTTGGACGGTTTTGATATCGCACGAGCAAACACGGCAATCGCAACGTCTGCAGCCAAGAATTTCCAGGCGTCTCTGTTCCCCTCAATCAACGCAAATGCTGCCAAAGCGTACATGATACCGTGCACAGGTCTCCAATTGTGCCACCACGTCCCGTTCGCACCTCCTTCCCTCGCATCCAGGCGCAAATTCAATACCCGTAACACAAGGAACGTGGCCGAAACTCCCGCGAGCAGGTACCCAAACGGTCGTAACGCATGATCAGGTAACATGAGGGGCAAGGTTGACAACGCCACTCGGGAGGGAATACACATCGTCCAAAACAGAAGCTCAGGAGTCGTCATATACCGTGGACATCTATTTTTTACCGCGCTTTCGGAGTTCTTCCTGTCGTTTCCTCAGAACGGTGATGATTCTTGCGTTGGGGTTGTAGCCCTCCCTATGCAGCCCTGCCACAAACTTGTCGCTATCCTTCTCAATGCGGGTTTTCCAGTGGGTGCGCGCATCCCACCACGGCATCCGAAGACCCTTTGGACGCATCGAACGAGGAATACTCGCGGCGTCTCCGAAATCGATGATCACAATGGTCCCGTTCGGGCGAACCAGGATGTTGTTGCCGTGTAAATCGAGGTGGACGTGTCCCCGTTTCCACAGAGCCCACAGCGCCGTCTGGACCTGTTTTTCCAGGAACACCATGGTCTTGGGAGACGATCGGAAACCGTAAAGACTCGGAAACTTGATCACCAGGTCTATGGGCGTCCCCTCCACCAACTCCATCGCCAGGAAATGGATGTACCCGGTGGTCATCGCCTTGTACACCCTCGGCGCAAGACCGTTCGGGAGATCCATCATCGTGCGAACCTCCCGTCTCCACATGGCTCTGTCGTGATTGTATACCTTTGCATCGAACACGCCGTCCACGAGCACGCCGCTAAACTGGATCTTCAGTGCAACGTCTCCCGTGATGGGACGGCGGTGGCTCAAATCGGGACCTACCATCACATCCGTCGCGCGAGGAAACTTACGAAGACCGTACTGAATCTCCGACATGAACAACCACAGCTTCTGCAGATGGTCGCGAGGGATCTTCCAAACCACCCCGTGCATACCCCTCGCCATTGGCTCCCCGTGCAAACGCTCCAATAAACCCGGCAATGCCCTTTCCAGCGTACGGTGGGCATTCATGGAGACCGGGGGACTGAGAATGTTGTTGCTCATGTTGCTCTCCGTGGACACTTGAGACGACCCAGACAGCGAGGATGATACAGGGCGCTTATACGGATGCTCTGCACTATTCGACGAGTACATCTTCATTTTACTAGTAGCATGAGATTATTCCCAATGACTTAAAGAAAAATGCATTCCCAGGACATGCAACAATGCCCGGGGGAAACATTCGACGAATGATCATTTGGTGTCTCTACATGCTCGCGCTGAGCACCTACGGCGTCCGCCGCAAACCACAGGCCTATAACGACAACAGGGTTAGACGGCTGAGAGACTAAAAAATCAAAGACCCGTCATTTTGTGGAACAAAGGATGCCCCATTCAGGTACGTGCCATTTGTGACCTGGCTTACAAAGATTTGTGCATCGTTTGTAACAAGCTTCCACGCTTCCGTACACAAAACTGCGTCGGTTACAGTGTTGTCTGTGATCGGGGTGATGGTATCAAACTGTTTTGCCTTCCCCATATACTCGACTTGAAAGACAACGCGGGCCTTATCATCGAGTCGCTCCACAAGTAGGATACGGTACGTAATCGCCATAATACGTGGAATAGAAAAAGTTTAGTACAAATCAACCACCACAGTAACAGTTTGGCTTCCCCACGCATTGCTCACGGTCATCAACCAATAGACCCTATTACGGATATTTGGCATATACCCGTATGTCGCACCCGTGTAATAGTCGACAGTAAGGCTTGTCAGATATTGGGCAGTGAAGTATTTGGGATCTGTTCCACTGGAGTAGGAGTACATTGTGTAGTACACATACCCCCCTGCTGGCGATGATCCGAGGTAGATGTAAGAACCATTATATGGACTATTAAAGTCGTAAGCGTTCGTTATCCAGGATGCTCCGACTGGATTGTACGTCGACATTGTAAAGGTTTTGGTCACAGACTGTCCTTCCTGATCAGTTGCCAGGATACTCCAAGAATAATTGCCAGCGCTTCCAGCCGTGCCGGAGAAATACCCTCCGCTGGTCACCGACCCAATATTGTACGGGTTGCTTGCCATGGAAAAGGTAATTGACGAGTCACTGCTTGCACTCAGGGAAACGGCAAATGATGACCCTGCTACATACGTCCCCAAATTCGAACCCGTCGAAATTGTGGGCACCTGAGACACCAGCACGCTGAACGTCCGATCTGTACTCTGTCCCTCTGCATCTGTCGCCCGGATGGTCCAATTGTATGTCTGACGGGACACATTGGGCGTTGTCCCGCTGATTGTTCCGTTGGTCGTTGTCCCGGCTCCAGGGGTTGACGAGAATGATCCAAACCCTGATGACACTGCACTTAGCGTCACCCTGCTATCAGACGATGCAGTGACCGTCCGCGAGAAGGAGGTGCTTGGCGCCACAGTCCCAAAGCTCGCCGCAGTTGACCACGCAGGTGGGTCTGGGTTGTTGCTCACCCCGTAAAAATTCGCAATTTTGATGATTCCGCTGGTGGGCAGACTTAATGCCACCCCGTAGTATTCGCTCAATTTGTGAGGCGCTGTCCCCCCAAATTCAACGGATATATCTTTCAACGATATCCGTCCAGAGGTCTGGAGAACCATTGTAAGTGGCATAGATTTTTGTTCGTGAGGTTATTCAATATCGACGTAGACTGACAGACGGTGTTTCCCTGCAGAAACACGGACAGATATCCTTTCATTCACACCCAGGAGCCTCTGAATCTGGGGTTTGAGAATGTCCGCAAGTTTTGTTGTACTGGGCATCTTGTCTGGAATGCACACTTCGTACCATACTGGAGCATCGAATTTGGGCACTTTCACATCCAAGCCGTAATTGACATCACGTTCGTCGACCTTGATGACGTGTTTGAACTCGATACCAGGAATATGCATTGGTAATACGGGGCCATTCGATTGTCCTTCAGGGTTGCAGAAAACTATAGTCTTTTGCTTGTTTTTGCACGTGCCGCCTTCTTTAGTGACCTGGAGGTGAATCTCTTTTCCTGATCTGGGTGGTGGTGGTTCTAAGGTCATGATGTACCCCAAGTCTTTGACGCTCTGAATGTATTTCCATAAGACGGCAGCATTATCATCCCATCTTGCTTTCTGTAGGGGCACGATAGTATTCGTTTTGATGTCAACACATCCTGCCGTAAAAAACGGTTCTGTGGTTTTCTCGATTTGTATGTGCAGTTTCCATCGTTGAAGCTTCATAGAACGCTTGTCATGGTCTTTGAGGATCGATTCGTACAACAGTGATGGAGATTTGTCCGAATTGTCGTCGATGTCCTTGTCGAGGGTGCAGATGATGTAACAATACCGGGCTTGGGGGTACTGTTCCAGTATTTTTGGGTGAAGGCGTTTGTGCAAATCTTGCATCGTGGCAGTTGTGGGGACGCACGCGCTTATCGTGGTTATGCCTGGTATCGTGCGACTCCGCAACGTATCCGGTGTACCAAACTCACTCATCTCGAGGATAAACTCGTTGTTTGGACACGCTCGTGACCGACTGACAAGGTTGCCAACGTGAGCCAGCGCACGGTCGTACTCATCCTTCATGTAGACATCCTTCGAAATGCTGTAAACGGCGTTGCGCTTCTTGAGCTCCTCGATGAGAAATTGCTTCGTTGTCTTGCCTCGTGGAATGTTGTGGTAGTGGCTTGCTAACCATCGAACGTTCTCCGCTTTGAGAGGGGCCGGGCGGTGTTTTGCCATGAGCATATCTACCTTATACCGGTCACGTCCAAAGATGTTGTTGTATGCCTCTTGTATCGGTTCTTGGACCAGTTTGCACATATTGAATAGCAGCCTGCTTTGGCCGGAGTCGGAACGGATCAACTGCTTGCTCTGGACATCGAAGTACACGCCGTACCTTGTTATCACCCTCGCCTCACCTGCTATCATGATTGCGTACCGGTCATTTTGTTGCGGACCAAACTTCCAGATATATGTCCCATTGTCGCCATATCTCCGGTTTAATTCTTGTTTTGCATAGGGCAAATCAAAGTCTAGGGCAAAGTATCGTTGTCCATTTGGAAGTTTACCAAGTTGCTCAGCAATGTAATACATCAGGTACTCCAAGGTGCACTGTTTTGGCATTTTGAGAATACGCTCGCCGCTGTTTCGAGAACGCTCACCTTGCACAAGACGCGCAATTGGTATTTTATACTCCACCGTCGTATTCTCTGTATTTGTCACACCAACGACGGACGGTGCAGGGTTTTTTAGGAGACGCTCAATGTATGCTCGCAGGGGACTGGCCGACTGAGAGAGAGATCCGCGAGGGAGATTGATACCGTCTTCGATGCGCGGGATAACCTGTTCGAGTCGCTGTGTTCCGTTTCTGACCGGTTGCAGATGGCGTTGTATTGTTGAGAGATGCGGAAATGTCACCGGTTTGGGCGTGATGATCTCAGTCATCAACCGTTGCATCTTCGTCACAAATTGCTTCTCGGAGATGCCCGGGTTCTTCCGCAGTATATCCCGAACGGATGCGTGCATCTTCCAGAATGGACTGGACTTGGGTAATTTTATATCAGCCGGTTGAGGGAAGCCTGGTGAGATACTGACGTGATACAGAATAGGTATCATGGCCTTGAGAAGCTGATTCCCCACGCGCGTCATATGATCTGGCGTGGAAAGGACCACCGGATCGCCACGTATATACAGGCCTTTCAATTCGCGAACAATACCGAACAACGTTTCTTCGTCCAGGGGTTTAGGTTCGACGGTCGTCTCAGCGGTCTTAGCGGGGCGCTTGCTCTCTCTGCACCTCTTTGTGTTCTTATTGTATACTTTCCCCTGTCTACATTCTTTGGATTTCTCAGCAACTGACGGCTTCTTCTCGGCGGCAGTTCTTGTGCTTGACGGCTTCTTTGTATTCGCCGTGGTAACGACATTGTTCCTGTAGTGCAACTTGTCTCCATTCTTCCACACCAATTGACCCCCAATCTTCACGAATTGCCCCCCCATATACAATTCCGCTGAGATAAAAACGTTACGACAGTGCAATCACGCCCCAGGTGATCAGCATGTGAAGCGTCACCATCCACTTTGCCAGGGGTGTTTTGGGGGTGATGTCGCCAAAACCCGTTGTGCTATGGGTTGTCACCGTGAAGTAACACGCGTTTGACCACGTATTCGGGACGCCAAAGTGTTCTTTCATGTCAATTACCAAGTACAGCGCCAGGAAGGACAGAAAAACCATGAGATGCGTGTACGGTGATCCCAGGAAGGCATACAGCTCCATTATACTTAGTATCCTATAATTATTGATGAGGGATGTAGGGTGTGTAGTGTGCACCACCCTCGCTGTCGGGATTCCACAGGTGTAGATATAACGGTGACTTTAACGGTGTCATCTTGGCGGGGCGGTGATGGATGTCAACAGCAGAACGACCCGATGTAACACATATCGGCCGGCGCATTACCACAGAGGCTAGTTGGAGCTCCAGGTTGTCGCCAAACGTTCTACGCTTCTTCATATGTCTGACATACTGAGCAAGGGACATGTTCATGGCTGGTTGCCAAATACTCTTGTATACCGTGGGGCGATCCTTTACGTAGCTGACCACAAGATCGCGGAGTTTGCCTGCCTCTTGCGTTTCGTCTTTTTTTGATAGAAGGACGCCGTGATCAGCAACGTGCGCAGCCTGAACGAGAGATCTAAACATACACGCCCCACTTCCGTCAATCGCCTCGAACGGCATCTTACGGTGGGACCCGGGTATCTTGCATTTCCCGTACGTGATGTTGACGGCATTGAGCGGCTTATTTGTCTTCGAAGGTTGACGGCGAGGTGGCTTCGGTGACGGTCCAGGTGGCGTGTTATTTCTGATGGTCCTCTTCTTCTTCGTTTCGGTAGCAGCAGCGATGTGGTTCCTGTAGTAGAACTTGTCTCCATTCTTCCACACCAGTTGCCCATCAATCGTCACGAATTGGCCCATGAGTTGACATATGTATAGATTTTATGTCGTCATATTCAACTGACTGTCGCAGGTTCTCTCCTTGACGCACTTCATCACGTTGTTCCCCAGCGTTTTACCGCAGAACGTCACCTCTGCGTTGTCGAAATCCTGGTACGTGTACATGCCCAGATCCTCTGCCACTTCCAGCAACCACCGGAAATTCCGCCAAAACTCGTCGCCGTGTCCGTACTTTTCCGAGGCCACGTGCGCGGCTTCATGTAGGAGCACGTACATGGCCGTATTCATCTTTTCCAGTTTACCGTCCTTGTTCCGGATGCATATATGAATGCTCTTTTTGTTGAGGGAATACGCAATATCGTCGCCGGACCCAACTTCCGACAGGGTTCCATTCCACCGTTCTTTGAGGTTCTGCAAACGCGCATCCATGGGATATTTATCAGACGCCTCCTCCACAAATCTGGTCATGTTTTTGGTGAGCTTGTGCAGCATCTCTGCCGATTCTTTGGGGTCAACGTTACTCACCTTGCGCACGTGGTACTTCTTGTCGGCCACGGACACCCACGTCATGTTCCATCGGTTGGCAGCGATCAGGAAAAGGAGCACGATGATCACTGCAATCCACATATATAGAGGTAGCGCCGAAAAAAACATGACATACGGTATATATGAATGAACCCTTTATCGACAACATCAAAGGAGGGCTCAGCAAGGTAAAAGACGGTGCCAAAGGAGGACTCAGCAAGGTAAAAGGCGGTGTCGGAAAAGTCACAGACGTCGTGGGTAACATCTTCGACACCATCATCGAGGAAATACGCAAACAGGTCAACACCCTGCCCAAGAAGTTTTACAACGGAGTCATCAAACCGATCTGGAACAAAATCAAATGGCTGTTCGGGTGGATCAAATTAGTCCTCTCACTCTCATGCTGCTGTTCCCTCTTTGTTGTGCTCTACTACACCGGAATCCTCCGCATGCTCACAGATCTGGTCAAACAAATCGTTCAACTGATAACATCGCCATCAATCGCAACAACCACCACAGCAACCGTTGTTTCGGAAGGCAGCGGGAACAACAGCGTCCTGTTCACACCACAGGCGACAACAGCACAGTCCCCGTCCTCGTTGAACATATTTGATATGCCCAACTTTAACAACAACGTGCAGGACTTAAAGAGCACCACACAGACAGGATCACCCAGATGATGATATGGTGGTTGTCCTGGTGACGCTTGTACCGACAAGCAATAAACAAGGGGGCACACAATACATTCATGTCCACCTTGACGTCATTGACAATTCCATACTCGACCTCATTGGGTGCGAAGAGTATAGACCGCTTGTGCACGAGTACGCAGAGACAATAACCCGTGTCGGAGTAAGCCTCCAGCAGTTTTACCATCACTACGTCCACAAGCCGTATATACGTCATACTCAGACCCTGAAAACCTATTCGGGCGTCGCCATCCTTCCGTCCGATCCCTACCCAGGCCTGTTAAGCATACCGGCATCCAGCATGTACTTTTCCGCCGTCATGGAATTCATCTTTTTGCCCGTATGGAGCTCTGATTGGCAAAATCATTCATGAGATCCGTCGTATTGGGCATCTCGTCAATAGGACCCATGCTCATGGACATCGGCATATTCAGAAATGCCCTGTCCACGTCGGTCGACTGATCAACCTTGTTGCGCAGGTACCAATGGTATCCCCAGTAAACACCGTATCCCGTCGCAACCAACGCCAAGAGGATGGCCGTCACCCATACCCACGACGGGAGACCTGGATCATTCACCACCACAGCGGGCCGAGGAGACTTGGAGGGAATGATGGCGCACTCGATGGAAGAGGAGGGCTGCATCCAGTCGTAGTACGGGTCCTTGATCCATCCGTTGGTCCTCGCCCATGACGGGGACCAGTCTTCGGGGTAGGAGGTAGGCAGGGCACGCACGTAGCCCTTGGGGAGCGGAGGAGCGTTGTCCTGACGGGGACCAAGGCTGAGCCTCTTTTTGTTGTTGCTCTTCCCCTTCTTCTTGTTGTTCTTCTCATCCGACGAACACCTGATCCGGGTCAGGTCACGTCGCAGCTCGCTGACGTTGACGATGACGTTGTTCTTACACGTGACCAGATGCCATACCATTTCGGCTGCCCTCAGTATCACCTTCCCACCAACAACACGACTGTACTTGATTGCCGTAGAAAGGATCACAGACTTGACTATCTCGCATGGGATATCCGTGTGCACAAGTGTCGACAGGTGCACGTCGATATCCCTCAGAAACGAATTGACAAACAAACACTTCATAATCTCCTGGTACCACAATCTATTTTTTTTTAACAATTTCGATTTCGCCCGCTTCCAATTGCTGCAGAAGCCTTCGAAAGACGGCAACCTCTTCTTCTGCGGCGTTCCTCTTTTCCTTGTAGTACATTCGCACATTCTTCATCGGATCGTCTAGCTTCACACGCCAGTAAAACTTTCTCCAGGTCATCTGGAAATACCGCAAATTGGGGTCTATCGAGATCATGTACCCACACCCGTACTTATGACACACCACGCCGTCCTCAATGGTGTCCACGGCGTATCGCATGAATCCGCCATGGTTCATATGGAGCAAATCGTCAGGCTTCACACGCATGTACCCACCCTCTGTGACCCACTTTTGAAACTGTTCCTCCGATTTGGCTGTCGGCATCTGGTGTCTCAATCTTTTTTTTCTGCATCCTTCCTAACGATGAGCTCGCAGACAAACGTGGACATGTTCAATAGCCCTCAAAGATTCCAGTCTGACCCGATGATGGATTTTTCAATGCCCAAACGCCCCATACCATGGGTGACCATAGGCCTGTCGCTGACCCTCGTCCTCCTACTTGTCCTGTGCATTGCAGGCTTCATCCTCGGGTGGTTCTCCTTCGGAAAGTGCACCAAAAAGGAGTGCCCGGCGGAGAAGGAGTGCCCGGCGCCGACCGAATGCCCGGCGCCGACCGAATGCCAGACGTGTCCGGAGGCAGCAGAATGCCCCGTGTGCCCCGTGTGCCCGGTTGGCGAAGCCCCGGAGTGTCCCATCTGCCCCCCGGTGACCCCAGAACTCGAGAAGATCGATGCTGCAGAGGAGGTGGTCATCGTCGAATCAAAGCCAGGGGTCGTTGTTCAGGAATGTAAAACCTCTCCAGGATGCCCAGAGAACTCGTGCATGATCTGGGACGGGAAACGGTGCAGGTACCCCCGTGGATTCACCAAACCCACCCCTGCTGCCACCACCACCACCACCACCGTCACTGCCAAGGTTGCCGAGAACAACAAGAAGAACAACAAGAAGAACAACAAGAAGAACAACAA